AACCACTTTGAAGATTATCACTTAAACGGTCTCGAAGAGCCGCCTTATCCATTAGCTCTTGAACCGTCATCTTCCTTTACCTCCCCAGTAATAGATTTGATATCATAAACAGTATAAGTCACTAATTGACGTTGTTGTAATACTTTATCAAATGGGATTGTATCTGTGAGTTTAGAAACGTGAGGTCTACTTGCAAAATAACGCACTGGCATTGTACCCTCATAGTTAGGGTCCATATGCTGAATTTTCATACCATCTGCTTCTTGGATAAAGATGATAGGGAATTGACCACACAAACCGATAAAATCATCAGGGCGTGTAGCTTTTGCATTATTAGTAATCACAACTTCTTTTACAAGTTCTGGATTACCGTCTTGAGATAATTCCTCACTAAGTCGGTCGATAGCCACGTTTAAACTCATAATTAATTCTTCATCAGATAGTGATAGCTTTTGCATATCGCCTAAACGCTGACGAACTAGAATCAATAAATCATTAGCTGTCATTTTACCTCCTATACAAAGAATGGCATTGGTCTATCAATAGGTCCGCTAGACTCACCTGCCACTAATTTTTGTACTTCCGCAGAAATTAAGCCTGCTACAGTATCAGAACCAAAATTACCATTAAGTAACCCTAATGAATAACGAGAAAACATATCAAATAATACATATGGTAAATCAATTTCATCTTCTATAGTTTCGATTGGTTCTAATATATACAAGTATGTCATATTAGCTTCTTTATCGATTTTGATATAGTCTTTGGTAAACTTATATTTACCATCATATTCTTCAAACTCTTTAAATCCACCAAAATCATCTGGGAGTTTTGCTCTACCATTTTTAGGTTTAATCTTAGCCTCTTTAGCAATCCAATATGACTTGGAGTTAATTAATGCTAAATTTATATACCGTAGAACTATATTTAAGGCATCAATAATTTCTGGGTCACTATGCTTTCTATTAGCATTCTCCCCTAGTCCGTAGAGGACTGACGTTACAACGTCCCTTACTTCAATCATACATACCTCTTAGTGTTACCAGTAGTAGTACGGAATTCTGGATTTTTCATAATCCACTTACGTATCCACATTTCATATTCCTGTTTGTCAATACCTTGACACTTTTGTGCCATGATTAACTCGAAATCACTAAAGAACCTATGTCGAGGAATACGAGCAATAACCTTACCCTGACCATTACCCATATCACCTTCGAGACCACTATTACGTTCTTCTCTAGCCTGTTCTAATACTTCAGTTTCATCGAAGGTGTGCTCAATAGACCAAGTGTCTTTATCTACTGTAACTTTTGAACTAATTAACATAAAACACCTTTCTATACAAACAAAAATAAGGGGGTAGAATTAACTACCCCCAAATGGTTTATTTCGTAATGCCGTACAAACGAGCGTTGGCAATCGGTGCAGTACATTCGAGAGTAGCTGTACCTGTGATTACGGATTCTTTGTAAGTACCTTTACGTTCCAAATCTTCATTATGGAATGGAATAAGGTAACCAAGTTTCCAGTATTGCAATTCAAGCAAATCAACAACATCGTTTTCGTACATACGATGAGCAACTAACTCAACAACGCCGAAGTCAGTTTCGATAACGTCAACTACTTGAGTTAATTTCTTAGCTTCCATAGCTACGTTACGTTGAGAGTTCGCTGTGAATGTAGACGCTTTACGTTTGTTTTTGCCAGACATTACGGCAATATCGATATTACCGCCACGACCCCATACAGCTTGCATAGCATCATTCAATGCTTCCATGTTGAACTCACCAGCAGTAGCTAATTGACCAGCGTCAATAGCATTGCAGTAAGTCAATTCCATTTTGCCAGCTGTTACAGCCGCAGATGGTTTAACTGGAGTGCCAGGCGTTGCCGCAGAATCTTCTGCTGTCAAATGTAAAGTAAAAGTATTAGCGTCAATAGGTTTTACAAAGTATTGAGTATTAGCTTTGAATTTAGAATCAAGAGCATTACCAGTTTTACCACGTACAATTACTTTATCACCAGTAACGAAACGGTGAGAGTTCAAAGTAACTACGCCAGTAGCTGCTACTGTTACTTCAGAGAAGTTATCCAAGAAGTAAGGGATACCACCAAAGCGACCAGGTGTTACTTCGTCGAATGGAGTTTTCACTTTGTTAGAAACAATAGCGTATTCCAAGTCACGACCAATTTCTTTAGACGCTTTAAGCATTTGGTAAGATTTTTCATCACGCACACCGTATTTTTTGATAGCTTGAGTGATATCAGATACTGTGTAACCGTGTTCGAATTGTTGAGTGAAGTTAGATTCACGTCTACGTGGAGTAGCTTGACGAGTATTGAAGTCATGTACTTCAAGTGTAGCGTTATCCATCGCAGGACGCAAGCTATCGCATAACCATGCGTGCTCTGTACTTGTTACGGTAAGTTTACCGAATCGAGATGTTAAAAGAGTTTGGTCAGGGTCAATATTAGTAATGAAGTCATTCATGTCTTCTACTTTGCCGACCACGTTATAAGACTTTACAGCCATTTCCTTAGCCAATTAAATAGTCCTCCTATTTAGAAAAATAACCTAATTGTGCAATAAGTTGTGCCTGTTCATCGTTTGATAATCGACTTAATTTAGAATAATCGATTTGAGTTGTAGGGTTACCTGGCGGTTGTGTTGAAGCACCAGCACTTTCTACGAAAGGTGGTTTAACAACAGGTCGCTGAGGTACCGCTGCATTTTTACGTTGAATAGAAGGCATGTTATTTGCACCGTAGTATTCATTACGAACTGCACTCATATAAGCATCAATAGTTGCAGTGTCGTAATTATCCATAGCTTGTTTGATTTGCACTGCTTGTGCATATGGTAAGTTATTTAGTTTTTCCAACGCCAACTGATTAATTTCTTGGAAGTGAGGGTCTTGGAAATACTTACCCATAGTCTGATTGAAATTATCAACCACACGAGCTCTTTCTACTTCCGCTTGGCGAGCAGAGAAGATTTCTGCCTTTACGTTAGCAATACTATCAGCATAAGCTGCCTGATGTAAAGGATTATACTCATCGAAGTCCTCACCTAGTGCATTTTGGACCTCTTTACGAGCATAAGCATCTAGTTGAGTGTAATAATCACGTTGAGTAATTTGTGGTTGTTCTGGAACAGGTTGTTGATTTTGAGGTGCTACTTGTTGCGGTTGTACTTGAGGCACTTGGTTATACTGTAAATTACGTCGTTCTTCCGCAAGAGCTTGAGTTTTACGAGTGTAATCTTGGTTCCTCATGTATCCATGTAGTAACTCATCGAGTGTAACTTCTTGTTCCTGACCGTTTACTTTGACAATAAATGTTTCTGGTTCTTCTGGTTGTCCTGGCTGGTCAGCTTCACCACTAGGGTCCTCGTTACCATCTACTTCATCATCAGAGCCAAACGCTCCTTCATTGAAAAATACTGGGTTGCCGTCTTCGTCAATTCCAAAATCTGGAACATCGTCGTCAACTACGGAGTCCACATCGGGTTGCTCCATACCAATATCTGTTGCACCATCTGCAACACCGTCTGCAAATGTTTGCAAGTCAAATTTGAACTTCAATTCGTCCATGTGTTTTCCTCCTCACTCCCCGTAGGGTTGGTGAATGTTAATTAATAAAAATTAGTTCGACCAGATTTCCAATCCCAGCCAGCTTGTTTCCCTCTCTTGAAGTCAGCCATGCTGTCACTGTCTAATTGGTCAAAACCTACAGCATTAGAAGATGCTGGTGCTTGAGCAGGAGTACTAGCAACAGGCGCTTCATAATAAGAAGGTTCACTATAACCGTATGAAGTTTGTTGCTCGTAAGCCGCTTTAGCCAAGGCTTCTTGGCGTAAACGCTCCTGTTCTTTCAAATACTCCGCATAAGGTGCTCGAATTGCTCCTTGGTCCACCAATTTTAATATCTCTTGTGGTTCGAACTCTGTACGAGCTTTCATAGAGGCAATATCATCATCGCCCCAGCCTAAACCTTTTAGAGCATCGTCTTTAGCCCATTCATAGCCCATACCTTCAGCAAATGGGTTTTGTCTACGCCACGTCTGTTCTTTTGGGATAGAAGCCATACGTTCTTCCGCAATTTGACCCATTGTTTTAGGTGTAAATTTACCTTCAGCACTATCACGGTAAGATTGCTCCATAGATTTGCCTTGTCGTAAGATTTCTGCAATCTTAGAAGCGAAGTCTGAGCTCAATCCTGGGTGTGATTGTTGATATGCACGAGTATCTGCTTCGTCAGCACGAGCCTGTGCCTGCTCTTTTGTTTCAAATTTTGGGGACATACTAACAGATGTATAGTCTTGACTTGGAGCAAATTTACCTTGCTCTGGCATTTTATAATCTGTATTAGCCTCCATACGAGCCTTTGCTTGATTCATTGGCTCACGACTTGCCATGTAATCTTGGTAATTGACAGGGGCTTCTTGAACCCCTGCCTTTTTCGCAAGCTCCATAGCAATAGGTGATGGAGCAGAACCGCTCCAATTTGCAAACTTAATGTTCATCAAATCTCCTATTCTGGGTAATACCCACGCTGCTTATTAAACTCCTCTCTTTCGAGAGCTTCTCGAAGTTCAGCACCAGCTAGTTTACCACTAACTACGTGTTGTTCAAGAAATCCTTTAAAATCCTCCGATACCACTAGAAGGTTCCGAAGGTCCCTGAGACGGTCCTCGCTGCACGTTTTGAGGTTGTTGATTATCCACTCGTGATAAGCCTCCAACCAATCCTCCAGATAGGTTAGCACCGCCGAAGCCTGCTCCCCCATACTGACCTCCAACATTTTGTTGTTCATTTGTTCCTGGTTCATTTCCTGCTCCTTGGAATAATACTTGTAATTCAGGTGGTAACATATTTAAATATTGTGGCGGTAAGATACCGAATTGGGAATAATACTGTAATGCGTCAGGTGGTAATTGAGATAATACCTGTTGTTTTAACTGCATTTCCATCATCATACGTTGTTGTGTAATAGCTGGGTCAGTGATATAATCACCATAGTTTTTAAAGCCAATGCTTTCAATCCATTTTTTGAATAAGTTGTAAATATTCTCTGGAGTAGAAATCATATAGCCACCAGCGTTTGCTTGCATAATAGCAGTCAACAATGTTTGAGTAGCCATGATTGTCGATTCTTTAGTAGCGATACTAATACCAGCATTAACAATTAAGTCAAAACTACCATCTAAATCTTCTGGCGTAATTCTCATTTCTTTATTAGTTAAACGAATCACTGTAGCTTGGTCAATGAATTTTTGATTTAGGGTAACCATAAATCGGAATAATTCATAAAGACCAGTTTCTGCGAACATACGTGCCACTAATTCAAGACGTTGAGAACTTTGCCCAAGGATAGCACTGATACCAGTAGCCGTTTTGTTTAAGCTGTTAGCATCTAAACCTTGGTTATAACGAGTAATACCAGTACGGTTTTCTTTTTGTCCTTCAACCCATTCTAGGAATGTGAATGTTTGAGGTGATAAAGGAGTAACTGGCATTGGCATAGCCACTTCATGTAAAGAATGACCAGCTTTCATACGTACTACTTTACGACCTTGTACAAAGTCGTCGATATTAATTGCTGTCTCGTCGAGTAACATCTTAGGGTCATTAGTTAATGCCACGTTTTGCATAATTTGACGTGTCAATGCCACTTTAAGGTCTTGTAATTCGCCAATGAGTTCAGCATAAGAACGCTTAACCCAAATACGATGTGGGTCTTTTGTAGGAGAGATAGCAAAGAATGGGTGTCTACCCATATAGTTTTGCTCCATACGAATGATAGTATCACCACAAATAGTGATAATCATATCCTCTAGAATACCATCACCATTGATATCAATCTTAGTGTAGCACTCATAGATAACAACTTCTTGACGAGCTTTTTGCTCTTCTTGAGTAATATCTACATAGTTGTCACCAACTACTTCATCGATTGGGTCATACGAAGAACCTTTAAACTTATCGACTTTAATATCGTCGATATTAGCATATACACCTTGAGCTTCACGCTCACGCAAGTAACTCATTGTGACTGTGCGTTTATGTGCTACGAAATTAGCTTCATCTAAACTCTTAGCATCTGGGGAATAGATAAATTCACTAATTAAGATATTCTCAATCTTAGGTGCATTCTTTACATAATACGGTGATTGATAAGTAACATCAAAGTCGCCGTAAATATCTGGACCCTGAATATCAATTACCTCAACGCCAGTTTGTATAAGAGCCTGTAGGGCTTCGTTATTTAACTTAGTTTGCTCTGTAGTGTATCCCTCTGTACGTTCCCAGTAACACTTGATAATACCAAGACCAGTAATTAGAGAGTCTTTAATCCAATTATATAAAATAGGGAAAAACTTATTTTGACGCTGTAACTGATATACAAGAAGCTCTTGCATTGTTTCAGCTTTTGTGTCATCTTCTTCAGTAACACCAGCAATAGTGATTACTTCATCTGAGCCAGTGAATACCTTCATTAGAGATGGCAACGCCCATTCAATAGTATCAGCAACATCTGTAGACACTAGGTCAGAAGTTTTAGACAGGATAGGGAATTTATTACGGTAATAGTCTTTGTCTGCATAGTAAATCTCATACCGTTCTTTTACAACTGGTTCGATTTTACTAGCACTATAGGCTTCGGCACGTTTAATATCATTTTGAACATACCTAACTACCGTCTGATTCAAGTCCTGTAATACAGACTCGTTGTCCATTTAGCCTCCTTATAAAATACAGATAATATTAGAGTGTTTCATTAAAAGGTATTTTTGTCCCTCGATAACAATAGGTTCAGTGTATGGACCAAATTGGACGATATCACCTTCTTGAACTTCATTATGAATCCATTTACCAGATTCAAACTTACCTTCACCACTAGCAAATACTTTACCAATAGCTTGAGCTTTTGGGACAGAGCCCAAAATAATACCACTTTCAGTTGTCTCTTCTTTAACCTCTGGGATTACTAATACGTTGTCGTGTAATAATTTCATTACATCGCACCTCCTAATGGAATGTCAGCAGTACTTACTGAACTAAAGTTGCCTACTGGTGGTAAGGCAATTTGTGAAATATACGCCAAAGCATCGATTAAGTCATCGTGTAAACCTTTAGGGAATGATTGTAATTCACTCTCAAGCTCTGTAAGGAATTTAGCTCCCATAGGGAACCATACACTACCACTCTTAAAGCGTGGCTGCAAAGTAGCAATACGTAATTCCTTCCTACTAGAAGCCTCTAGGTCTTTAACAGTAAACCAAATATTACGCTTAGGCATTTCTTTCTCTAAGTAATGTTTAACAGAAGCCTGGTAGGCTACCTTTTCTACACCAACATATAAAGGCTTATACTTCTGTACCGCCCTAAAGATGGCATCAATAGTTTGAGAGGGGTCATACCTATCAAAATCAATATCGAGGATAAACCACTTATTATCTGGGTTAACAGCTACTGTACAAACTACAGTATAGTCGGCACTCTCTTTTTGAGAAATCGCAAGGTCAACCGTAGTATAAATAGAGCAGTCTTCTAGTTTAAGCTCGTTAGGGGCATAATACATAAAGTATTCTTTCTTAAAGGTTTGTCGTTCTGGGGAAATAGCAATGCACATCTTCTCTCTTTCCCAGATATCAAGTTTACCTAAAGCCCTCCAAGCCTCTTTCTCTTCGAGAATTTCCTCTACAGGAAATCTTTCTGCCCAGTTAGACTCTCCATTTTCATTCATTACAGGAATACGTAAAGCATTAAACTTTAATAAGTCCTTATTATTAATAACCTGCTCAATAAGACACTTCTCACCGAGGTTATTACCAATCATAAAGATACGAGTTCTCTTACCTAAGAAGTAAGCATCGGATAAAAACCAATCATAATCATTAGTTTGGATAGTATCAGATAAGCTATCCTCCACGTCTTGCGGGTCGTCGATGATAATAATATCAGGACGTTTATCCCCCCATAACAAACCACGGATAGAAGAACCTTTACCATACGCCTCCATGCGTACACGTATCTCTTCTCCATTCTCATCTGTAACTACACATTCAAAAGCCTTATCTGATTGCTGTTTAACCTTAACCAAATTAAGACTAAGGAACTCATTTGATACGTAAGTATCAGCAATTTCTTTTAGTTGCTTACTAGCTTTAGTCTGGTTAGCCATGATAAATACAATATAGTTAGCTTTCTTAGTAGGGTAAGTTAATCTATACAGTGGGAATGCACGTAATACAAATGTAGATTTCGCACTTTCACGGAAACCTTCAACGGCAAAGTGTTTATCACCATTTAAAAGAATATCACTCCACAAATAATGGAACCAAGCTGGCTCTACTTCATCTTCTATCGGTAGAAACAACCTATTAAAGGTAACAATATTCTCTTTACCACGTCTAAACGCTTCTGCAATCTTAGCATCTGCTTCTTTATAGATATTAACCACTCCTTCCTTCTTAAAATAACCTATAATCTCCGTATTTGTATTCTTGATTAATCCCATCAACAGCAAAAACCGTATAACTACTAAATTTTTAAAAAATTTTTTTGTATATAGCGATAAAAAATAAGGGGTACCCTTAAAAAGAACCCCCACCCTAGGTATAAATCTGGGGAAAGGCGAAAACATTTTTGTGGGAAGGTTAAAAAAGTGAAGAAAGGGTCTCTAAAACTGCCTGCCGACCTGCCACCACCCCTAATGCGAAGCCCCACCCTCACCCTGTGAGAGTGATTATCATTCTCAATACCTGGGAATACCCTATTAAATACCTATAACTATATAAGAGATAAAGCTATAGAGGGAATATAGTTTTATTATTCCATGCAAAACAGCCCACAAACCCAGTAAATAAGCGGATTTCTATGTTTTTAGGTAGTGTGGTTTAGTGTAGTCAAGGCAAGCGACCACCGCTAGTGGCTCGGTTCCCTCGTTCTTTGTAAATTGAATATTGTAGTGGTACTTTCAATAGTATCTCTTAACCTTTCAAATTTAATCAATTTTTAATGAAAGGCAAGCCTTAAAGGGCTTGGAATGGTGTAATCATGGCTGTTACTAAGAAATCTATTGAAATTAAAACTCAAAACACTACTAAAAAAGCGACTACAAAGCGAACAATTAGCAACGCGAACACGTTCGAATTGGACGAAACAAGCATGATATTAAAAATTAGCTTGCCTGTAGAGTGGAATAAAACACACACAGGATTAAAGGCTAAACACGTGCAAGATGTAGAGGGCAAGGAATACAAAAAGCTCTCTATTGTCGATAAAGTAGGCAATGAGATATATCTCTTTAAAACTACATTTGGCTATGAGCCTGTAGTAAAAGAGAGTAAAATCTCTAAATCGGATTTAGACACTTCTAAATTGAGCGACGAAGAGCAAAAAATGCTCGAGCTCTTAATGAAAAAAATGTCTAAATAATTTATAGTTAGTGGTTAAGAGGTACTATTGAGGGTACCACTGTATACTAAATCTGTAAAACACGATGTTATAGGATTAGCATACCTTTTAAGGTAAAAACCCGCTTTTTCTGACAATGTGGCATAGGATTAGTATACCTTCGTAAATTCTCAATTTTATTAATTTGGAGGTTTTAACAATGAAAGTATTCATTAATTATCTTTTAGTTGAGGAATTACAACAGGCAGAACGTAGACAGTTAATTGAGAGTGTTTCTCAATTAGTAGACTTAGGTATGAGTCACAAAGAGGCTTTAACCCTAGTTGCTAACATGAGTGCAGACTTAACAGATAGCTGGCACGAATTAAAGAAATACTGCTTTGAAAGGCAAAGCGGTACATTCAATGAAACGTGTAAATTGCCAGCGTTCGACTGGTGTAGAATTCTTTAGGAGGTAACGGAAATGAGAATGATTACTAAAAGGCACGAAGGTAACGAATTTATGAGTAGCGTTGCGATTCCTACAACTAAATTCGAAAGAGAGGCTTTCTTGAAAAGCTAGAGTACTACGGTATGGGCTTTTACTACTCGGACCGTTCATTATCTAATCTGGCTACGCTACGCAAGAAATACCCACAGTATTTTGATAAGCCTGGTTTTAGTGTAGATAGTAGAGAATTAATGTGGGGGGACGTTTAACGTCCCTCTTTTTTTTTTACATTTTTAGAGAACATATGTTCTACTATTCATACGTATTGATTATCATTATCATTAACATAACCTCTCTTTTTTTACTGACAGATTGAGAATGGTACTCACTGAGAATACCTACAAATACTGTATATTATTATTTATTAGTAAACATAATGATAAACATTATCATTTATTAATTCTCAAATTGAGGGTATCTTTATTTTAGTCTTTACTCTATACCTTATATTCTTATTACTGACTACCCTATATATTAAGATACAGGAATTTTTATTTTCTTATTCCCCGTTTTTAGCCTGTAAAATTCATTTATTTGAGTTATACGGGCTTTTTTTATTGTCTTAGGTATGATAACCCTTGAAAAGTATAAAAAGGGCTTATAGGTACCAAATTTTGAATTCTAGGGCTATTCTTTATATTTGGTTATACGTTATAATTTAGTTATTTGAGTTATAAGGCTTATTACACCCTTATAGGGTATCTTATACTTTGTATAAGAGTTTTTTCTATTACTGGTATTATGTATTAGTTGATAGGAATTTTATTTTTCTTATTCCCCGTTTTTAGATTTCTATCATCGTGCAAGCACGATCTAACGGATAATGAGAATTGGTGAGAATGGATTGGGTTGTTCCATGCAGGAGGTCCCACGAAGCCAGCAAACAAGCGGAATTTGACAAAATCGTGTTCATGTGGTACAATGGTCTCAGCCGTTGAGGAACGAACCTCACGGAGTACCTACTCACCTAGTACTGAGTGATAGGTACATCAGTATTATTTATTGAAAGGAGTACATCATGGAATTTCATGTTGTGCAAGCTATTGGTCACATTGTGGCTTGGAGTATTCTTATTGTTGGTTATATCTTAATGGGTATGCTTGCGTATTATACTATCAAGCGTGCTTGGAAAGGAGAGTAATTATGTATTGCCTACTTAAATCTCAATTAGACGGAAAACCATTTTTAGTAACCTCCGTTGATAATGAAAGTGACGTTGAACGTATTGAGGGATATGTGCGTGATATGTGGTTATCTGCTGAGTTATTTTTAGAAATGCCAAGCAATATTCCAACTGTTTGGTCTCACGAAGATATTAAAAGACATCAAAAATAAAGGAGCTTAGTTATGGAACACAAACAAAAAATTATGGAAATTGTTGACAAATTTCTCCTGTAATTATGAACAGGAAGAGGGTAGTAAACAGCAAACCTCTAAGGCTGTGGTAAAAGAGTTCTCTGAGTATAATAAAGACCAAGTGATTTATTGTACGATATGGGACTTCATGGATAACGGTCACAAATATACTTGGCGTGACTTCCATGTGAGAGACTTAGTTTACCACGATAAAGTGTTCACGTTGTATATTGATAACCGCAACGGTATCAGATAATATATTTCAATTCCATGTTTTAATTTATTAATAAAAGGAGAATATATCATGGAAAAATTGTATATAATCGACGGAAAATTAATGGAGCTTGAAGCTCTTGCTACTAACATGGCTTCTGGTAAAGATTTTTACTTCCTCAGAAACGTAAATAATGCTTCCGATATTAAGCGTATCCCAGTAGAGGAATTGCCAGCTCCATATGTGAAAAATGAGGTGACAATCCCTCAAGGGGTACTCTATTTTAGTAACTGGTGTGAGCGTTTAAGCCACAAAGAAACGACTGTAGATACTGGGTTTAATGCTATTGTTTACAAAACCAAATCTGGTGATTTTGTAAGAACAAAAAAATATTACAACGTCAACGGTGCGTTAGTTTACGTTGGTCAATATGGTCGTGTCATTACTATTCCACATTCTCCTAATAGACATGAAGCAGGAACAACTAGTTTATGGTCCGAATTATCCAGACCATTATCTTTAGTAACTGGTCGTGTTGTTGAAGACGGTGTAATGTGCGATTATGCCAACGAAAAGGTATTACTAAATCGTGACGAAGTAGTTTTCTCTAGCTTGTCTGACGATGTAGTCATTAAAGAGAGTAACCACTATATCGAAACTGATGATGATAAAATCATCACTCGTAGAGATATTAAAAACGGCTTGATCGACGAATATTTTATCTGTGATGATTGCGATGAAATCCATAGCGTGGAAGAATGCAATTATTTAGAGAATTACGATAAGGACGTATGTGAAGGTTGTTTAGATAATTATCGTTGGAGCGATTACGACGATATGTATTTAGATGAAAGCGACGGCGAGTATGTAGAGTCCGTAGGCAGCTTTGTCTCTTATAACTCTATCAACGAAAACTTTACACGCTGTCAAGAATGTGGCGAATTGTTCGTAACGGACGATATGTACCACGCTGAAAATGACTACTGGTTATGTAATTACTGTGCACAAGAGTACACAGATGATGAAGGTTACTACGTAAATGGTGACTGCGACTTTATCAACTGCTATTCTTACAAACCAGATGCTCAGTTCTTTGGTGGCGATAGCGAAAAGTACCTGGGTTTAGAGTATGAAGTAGATGGCGGTGGTTATAACAACAGTAAAGCTAAAAAAATCTTTGGTGGGCAAGCCCACTGGTACTGTAAGTATGACGGCTCTTTAGGTAATGGGTTTGAGGCAGTGACTCACCCATGTACACCAGAGTTTATGCTAAAAAGCATTGACTGGGATAAGATTACAGAGCAATTAGAAGATAATGGCTACGATGAAACTTATGGAGCTGGTATTCACATTCACGTATCTCGTAACCACTTCAAATCTCGTTCCCATATTGGGAAGTTAATTCGTTTCTTCGCCGAAAACTATGACGACTTAGTATTGTTTGCTAATCGCCCTTCTAGTCAAGCAGAACAATGGGCTCAAGCAACTGATGTTTTTGGTTGTTCTACATTTGAAGGTTGCTACAATGAGGCTCGTTGTGAACGATACTCTGCGGTAAATGTTCAAAATGCCGCTACTATTGAAATTCGTTTGTGGAACACAACTTATAACCCACGAACTTTACGTAGTTTTATCCAAATGACTGATGTGCTAACTGATTTAGCTAACGGTCAATGGGAAGACTTCACTTGGGCGAATGTTCGTAAACTAGGTGAAGAGCGTGGTTATGATGAATTGTTACATCGTTTAGGGGAGCAAGGTAAATAAGCCTTGCTTTCCAATTCAAATAAATTTTAGATTTAATTACAAAGGAGAAATATTATGTGCGTTATTGCAGTATATGAAGCAGGTTTAAAATTACATGAAGAAGAATTAAGAAATTGTTTCAACTACAACAGCGATGGAGCTGGTTTGATGTACTGGGACAAGGATAAAGGCAAAACTCGTATTAGAAAAGGCTTCTTCACTTTCGATGAGTTCTGGAAAGCAGCTAATGAAATTCCAGAAGATGTACATCGTGTGTTCCATTTCCGTATTGCTACAAGTGGTGCGATTGCACCTTCAACTTGTCACCCATTTGCGGTAAGCGACGATTATAAGACAATGAGCAAGGCTAATACATTCACAGATGTTGGTATGGTACACAATGGTATTCTCTCAGAATACACACCTAAACTAGGTATGAAATCCAAACATAGTGATACTATGCAGTTTATCAAGGAAATGGCTTCCCCATTAGGTAAAGCAATCTGGAATAAGCAAGTACAGGAGTTACTAGCAGAACATACACGTGGTAATAAACTTGTGTTTGTTGGCAACAATGGCTCTGTAGCTATGTTGGGCGAGTTTACTGAAAGTAAGGAAAGTGGTGCTTGGTATTCCAATACTAGTTATAAAAGCTATAAAAGTTACTATACAGGTAAGTATACTGATTATAGCACTTATGGTTATGACGATGTTTGGTATAGCGATGAATACGCCGAAGATTATACTGGGTACTACAACACTCAACAAGCTGTTAAAACCTACGAAGATTTACTACAAAGAGAATACCCAGAATGTGTTAAAGGGGTTGTGGACACAATCACAGATGATGGGGAAGCTAAAAAATATTACCCAGTAGAAGTATTTGTAGGTAAGATGAGTGATGATTGTATGGAGCAGTTGGTTGACGATATGTATGACTTGGCTTATCAATACTACGTATCGATTTATGATTACATGATTAAAGATTACAGTATTGTGTTCTGGGTTGATTATCCAACCGCAATCATCGGCAAGAAAGTAAATGATGCTCAAACTATTTATGCAGGGGATAAGGACTATACAGTGGGTAAATAAACCCCCTCTCCTTTGGAGGTTTATATGATAATCACGACCTTGACAATAAAATTATAATTTGGCTTACACGTTATAGTCATACATACAAATGTTTCAAAGTTATCAGCCAACGTATTGGTTGTGACGGTATGAGTATAAGTGGGTTTGAGCTATATACCAGTTATATGGAGGACATATTTTGGAAGCAAGATATGGATGTCCCAGATTTATTTATAGTAAAGGAGTTGTATTGTAAATGTACGATATAAAAGAATACGATAATATAAATGTTGGTGATGTTTTGATATATAAAGTGAAAGAAATGTATAGGTGGGTATAAATGAGATTACCTTTATTACCGCATCAACAAGAAGGTGTGGAATTTATTTTAAATAACTCGTCAGCATTTGTGTGTGACGATATGGGAATGGGTAAAACCAGAACGGTTATTGAAGCTATGATACAACGTGGTCAATTCCCTATACTGGTAGTTTGCCCTAGTGCTTTAAAACTAAATTGGAGAAATGAGATTGCGAGGTGGGTTGGTATAGATTTAGAGATTGATAATTTAGAACAAGATATTATTATCACAAACTATGAACGAATGAATAAGTACAAGTTTGAGATACAGTCTTTACCAATAAAGCAACTGGTATTAGATGAAAGTCATTCGTTTAAAGAGGAAAGTAGCAAGCGTACTCAGTTAGCACTTGCATGGTCAAGGAAAATACCATATAAGATTTTAATTAGTGGTACTCCGATGTTAAATAGACCACGTGAACTGATTACACAAATGGAAATTCTTAATAATATTCACAAAGTAGGTGGTAGAGAGAAATTCTTAGAGAAGTATTGTAATCCACGTCATAGTCAATACGGTATTGATTATAGCGGTTGCTCAGACTTACAAGAGCTTCATCAAACGATGAATGGAATTTGGCTTAGACGAACTAAGGACGATTTAGAGAATAAGTTACCAACTAAAACAATCGTGCCAATTCCAATTATAGAATTAAACCAACCAGCTCCAACAAGTTTTCGTGATATTGAAAGATATGATAGAGCTGTATTACATAAGAAGTTAGATGCTTCTGTAGATTTTATAGAGCAGTTGTTGGAACGTGATGAAAAGGTGGTAGTGTTCGTACATCATAAAGGCATTGGGAAGGCTTTAAACATGAAATTCCCAGATGCTAGTGTTATTGTAGGTGGTCAATCACCAGTACACAGACAACTTAATATAGACAATTTCCAATTACATGATACTCAAATTATTATTTGTAGCTTGCAAGCTAGTGCAGTAGGACTGACATTGACTGCCAGTAGATGTGCAGTATTTATAGAATATCCGTGGTCACCTGCATTACTAGCACAAGCACAAGACCGTGTTCATAGGTTAGGGCAAGACAAAGACGTGTTTATCTTTTACTTATATGGGCAAGGTAGTATCGATGAGTATCGATTGAATACAAATAGTTTTAAGAAAGCAGTTATTGATTATATAGTAGACGGAGGAATGTTATAATGAGTATGTTATTTGATAGATATGCAAGCGAAGAATTTGATAGTAATTATGATGATTGCCTTGAAAAGATACGACGTTTACCAAGGGATTACTTTAAATGGCTCGTAGATAATAAAAAGAAATACACAATTATCGATGACCATTACTTCTGTTATGGTTGGGACGACGTTAAGAAAATGAAAAAAGAAATTATTAATAAACCTAACAAAGTTTTTATTAATGGGGGTAATAATATGCACTTAGTAACAAAAGCAGAAATGGTATGTAATCAAGCAAAACTTATCATTAGAGATTACGAAAAGCATGGTGATTTAGACCAAGATACAAAAGAAGACGCTATCTATTGTCAAGGTAGTGTTGATGTTCTTATAGACGTAATTGGTAACGGTTACGATATTGGTGTAACAGTAGATGAGTTAGAAGACCTATGGGAAAAGTTACAAGAAATCTTATTTTAATTGAAGGAGAGCACATAATGCAAAAAGTTTATACTAAAGAAGAAATGTTCAATGCTATTGTAGAATTTAAAAATGTTATGGATTATATCTACTCAGCTCGTATGGATTGGTATCAAGGTGTTGGTGAAATGGATAAAGCATTATCTGATATTCGTCACCTAGTTGAAAATAATTATAACGGAGACCAAGAGCAAGGTGACATGTTCTCTCAAATCTTATTACAAGTGTCTAAAGAGCGACGTAGAAATAAAGATATGCAAGAGTTATTCCTGCCAGTATATAATATCTACAAAGATAGTTACGATTTAATTAATGCGATTGAGGCTGCAATCAAATACAAAGAAATTATGGATAATGGTAGAACGTATACTCCTAAAGTTATAAATGAAGAGTTTTTAGCTAAGTTTTTGAAAGGGGGTGAATAATCTTGAACGATTATATTATACTTGGTGGATATGGCTGTAAAAATATGAATGTATACACCGATGTTAAAAACTATGGTGTATTAGAAAATACAGATTTATATGCAAGTGGTAGTAGCTTGTGTATGATTACATGTGAATTAGGAAAGTTAGTACCAAAGATTAGAACGAGCTCATTCGTCATGGACACTGAGTCGATATTTCAGATAAAGCAATATTTTGATAGCCAACTATGTGATGTGCGTACTTATATGGTTGGAAAATACGAATAAAGGTGGTGATACTATGTTTGATTATTGGGTATCTAATGAAGTTTATTTTGATGCTGGTGATGTTGTACAGTCTGTTGTGATGCCTAATTATTATTGTATAAAATCTAAGAATGTCGCTCATATACATGGTACGGATATTCATTTCAGTGAATTCCCTGCGTTCACAATTGCTAAACAGGATAATATTTATTTAATCAAAAAATATTATGGTGGAATGGTGTCTAAGACTAGAGAGTGGTACATTGGAGAATATAAATTTTAGGAGGTAATATGTTATTTATAGCGAAGTATGATGCCAGTAATTATTTTTTAATCAACAGTGATTATATGCCGTTTAAATGCGGTGTAGATATATGTTTTAATAAATATCATGTAACAGCCAACTTACATGATGGGACAGTTAATTATTATGCACGTACAGAAGTCTTTAAAGATTACGCTATGTACCAAGTCAAGCATTTCTTTAAAGAAGATATAAAAACAAGTTTAAATATATTGTGGATATCACCTTATGCTACAGGATATGGTGGTGAATTAATGGTCGAGGAGGAACTAATATGTTAATGATTTGTTACGATATGTTTAGTATAAACGATATTTATTTAGTTAATACTGGTAGACTCACTTTAACTGGCAGTACATGTCGTCATTTTAATACAGTAGTGAAAAACTTAATTAGTGCAGTGACAAAAGATACGTGTATCTGGGACGGAGCGGCTCCGTATTATTCCAGTGCAGATATAAAAACATTTGAAATAAAAGAAATTTATAGAAAGGACGATGTATACGAAATATGAATAAGTGTAAGTATAAAGTAAAGGAGTTGAAATAACATGTATACATATTACTATATTTTAGGCAACACATATTACAGAATGACTGGAAAGGAGGAATATAAATTTATTGAGCATTTCTATAATCTAGGTAATGTATATACAGAAAATCTTACTCAAGGCAACTCATTTGATTTTATAATGCATTATGCATCACCTTTTAAATTGTATACTGTTAAAAAATTTTTTTAGATAAAATAGGAGGATTATTATGTTACAAAGTAAATACCTAACAGAAGAAGGCTTAAAATTATTGCTAACTAATTTGTACGAGGCAGGATATAGATATATGTATCAACCAACAGGACACACTTTAATTTATATCTCTAAAACTAAACCAACAATCCAAGATGACGGTGAGATTAAAAGTGTGTGTGTTCAATCAACTACTTTTGGTATGCGTACTATGGAGTTATTAAGAGACATATTCGAAAACATGAATTGCGTTGATATCGCCAAAGCACTAAATAAAGTAGACTGGTCAAAGGTACCAGTAGATGCTAAAGTGCGTGTTTATTACAAAAATGAAGTTGCCAACAGACATTTTGCATACTATGAAGATGGAAAAATCTATGCGTGGTTGAATGGCGGAACATCTTGGACTACAAGTAGTGCTTACACCGATTGGGATAGAGTGGAATTAATAGAGGAGATTTAAAATGATTACAATACAAATTGATGAAAGAAAATACAAAAGAATTATTAAAGACACTTATGACAATCTCGGTTTTACTCTCAGTGCAGATTGCGAGGCTTATGATACTGGGTTTGAAAGATTAACTGATTTTATAGACGATGCAATTAGAAAAGCAAAGAAATAAAAAAATGGGCGAGGGTTTTATACCTCGCCTTTTTCTTTTTCTGGTAACATATTTAGTTTATTGATTAAGTCTCTACTTAATTTACTTGTTGTATCAATAGAGCGTTTTTCTTCAATCTCTTGTTTATCAACAGGTTTAAGACCAGCTCTATCTAGCCAGTCTTTAATAGCAGTTACTTTGGCACTAGCAGGAGTATCTGGACTTTCAATTAATTCAAGGAGCAGATTAGTTACCTTATCTGCTTTGTCCATGAATTTCTTATCCATCTTACGTCTGTAATCTTCTAGTGCTTTTTGTACTGCCCTACTTTCCTCTACATTGTTACCACGTTCAGTATAGCCAGCCACCTTTAAAGCCTCCCTTTTACTTCCAGTAAGAATTTTAGCCTGTACATATACATGCTGTTTATGGGTGAGTGGGCGAGCTTTACGTCGCCCTGGTTTATACTTCGGCATAGTCGATAGCCCTTGCTATACGTTTGAGTTCCCATACACGTTCTGTGAGTTCGTCTGTTGTGTATGCAGAAGCAAACACCATACCATTATTTAGGAGTAAATAAGAGTGTGCTTTTCTACCTTTAGTAGCCCGTAATACTTTACCATCACGGAAGTATCGACGGAACAACTCTTTAGAGCTTGATACGTCCATTGGCATGATAGCAAAGATTTCTTTCATGGCTACCTTATAACCAAACCCTAAATCAAGGAACATATCATTTACTAACATTTAATCCCCTGCCTCTCAAATCAAAATAAGTATCGCCCATAAAAGGTGTTACTTTTTTCTGTTTTTCATTGCCAGTCATTTCTGCAATCCAGAAGCCACTTAAACTAGGACGAATACCACTAGCTTTAAGATAGCTTGGATATGTTTGGAATGATGCTTGTCTAAGTTCCCAAACTTCTTTAACTATAGGTTTCTTTGTGTATTTGTTATGTTCGATAGCAATCTTAGGAGTCGCACTTGGCTCGTGGAAATGTTCGAACCATGTCACATCTGCATTGAAGTAATCGTAATAGTTTTTTATCTTTCTGTTCTTATGTAGAATATGGTGAATATAACAGTTCTTGTTTACATTAAAATAAACTAACCCAAACTCACCTTTATATAAACTACGGTCACCTAATAACGCACAAATCATTTGTTCTACGCTAATATAAGCATCGTTATAGGCTCTTGCACCATGATTGCCGCCGATAACACCTAATAGCTGACCACTTTCATATAAAGGACGAATATCTTCAACCAATGCGTAAACCTGCTCGTCACCAACTAAGGACTCTTCTAGTACGCTACCTTTTGAATGTTTAGTCGTTGTATTAGTGCTATCACCACCTAGAATAACTTTGCAGTTAGGTCCAAGTTTTAACAAGTTATCTACAGTTTGTTTGAGATAGGCTCTGTTATTTAAGCCTTCATGCACGTCAGATAATACAGCCAGCTGTGCATAGTCTGTATTTAATCGGCACGTGATAATATGTGGTTTATATGTAGCCTCTAATGCTTTTATTGTCATATACCTAGCCTTTCATATACTCTTCTAAGTCCAAGTATTGCTCGTAATATAACGGCAATGCTGTCTTTATGTCTTGGTAAATTTTCTTTCTTCTTTTATACACAATCTGATTATTTTTGATATTATATTTATCCATAATTTCTTGTGTACTCATACCGAAAATTACACTATCTCTCCAAATTTCCCAACTCATTTTATTGGACGAGGAGAGGTATGATTTAAGCCATAAAGCGAAATGAAGGAGCATTAGATGCTCTTCTTTTTTAATATAAATCTCTTCTGGAGATTTACCAAACCTTTCTAAAAAGAGTTTGGATAGTTTATCAACCTTGCGGTATTCATTTACGGAATTAGTGTATTCCCATGACTTCATAGCAAAATTGATTTCTTCTAATGCTTTATCACCAAGATGTTCAAACAAGGTGATAGCTTCTTGTATCATTGACTCTTTCATAGGACAGTACCTCGTTCATCTGGTGCTATTCCTTTTGGGCATTTAGGTAGGTACTTGCAACTAATGATAATACCTACCCCAATGTCTTTACCTTTTTTATTTTTTCTTTCACATGATTTTAAATAACGCACATTACGTGACTCTTTCATTAAGTATTCTTTAATTAGGTCTTTATCATCACCCAATACACCGATATTATAGAGGTCGCCAGTATTACCGTAGTCAACTACGAAATAATGAACCATTAAACCTCCTGCTCTACTACATCATAAAGCTCTTTAAATATCTCTGGGTCACATGGATATTGTTCTCCATTAACCCCAGTAATAATCCAGTCGCCTGGATTTGTTTTAATAACCCCATTCAAGGTGGCGATATACTCACCACCATTTTTGGAGATACGTGCTTGTAACACGTTTGGCTTATGCTTGATTAAGTAACCATTTTCATGGTTCTGTTTGATATTCTCTTTATATACAGCGTCACCTATCTTGAAATATTTTAGCTCTAACAACTCGTCAATAGCTCGTTCACTTCTACCAATGATGGCGTTTAAGTTTGCACTGATAGTACGTGGAAGTTCTACTTTTAATTCCTGGATATGTGGACCAGAGAACAGTACGTAGCTATAATCAAGGTATTTGACATGTGTATATCCTACTGTACGTAGTTGTGTGAGAATACCAGCTAAATGTGTATGTTCGTTTACTTTTGGTTTTTCTAACATCATTATTGTTTCTGTTATTGACTGCATTTTATTTCCCTGTGCTTCCAAATCCGCCTGTGCGTGTACTTCTTGGTTTGTCGTTTTCTGTAACGTAGAATTTTTGGAAGATTGCTTGAGCAATTCTATCACCCTTTTTAATAACATAGTCGCTATCACTTGTATTCTTTAGTAATACTTGGATATGACCTTCATTATCTGAATTGTTATAGTAGTCACTATCAACGATACCAACACAGTTAGCAAGTGTAATACCATACTTACCAGCAATTGAAGAGCGTGGATAAATAGCCATAAACTCATCACCAGGGAAAGCGGCTTTTAAGCCAGTAGGGACTAGGACAGTTTCACCTGCCCCAATCACTAATGTTTCTGCCGATTGTAAATCATAACCAGCACTGAAGTATGTTCCTCGTTGAGGAATTTCAATATCAGTCCCATTGTATAAGGAGATTATCTCAAAGCGTCTCCAAGGTTTTTCTGTTCGTACACTATATACTTGGCTTTCCATAGTTCCTCCTTATTTTAGATTAAGTAAACCATTTTACGGTCTTCATGAGTACCGTCAATATAGTATGCAAGCTCTGTACTTACAGGGTATTCAGTTACACGTTTCCATGGGGCAACCACGTGCCAACCTTGGTCTAGTGTTTCCTGTTGAATACCACCGTCCATTTTGTTAAATACAACGCCTGCATGACCAGCTGAAATCATATACGTTGTATTATAAATCAAACCGAAAGCTAATAGGACTAAAAATCCAAGTCCAGCTAATTTAAATCCAAGTAATCTCATGTTTATTTTCCTCTCTTAATTCTTTCTATAATGTAATCAAATATATCAAATAATTCTTCTTGATATACAGTTGCTAGAAGTAACCATATCATAAATAGTATGAATATTGTCCATAGCATGTATATCACCTACTTGACTTTGTTAATTGCATCTGTCAGCATATTGATATAGTCTTGTACGTTCGTCTTCACAAACTCGTTCGCACCTTGAATATTATCAACAGTAACAATGTTTGCGACAGCCATTGCTATTAGCGTATCCCTACTTGGGATAAAGGCTTGTATCAGGAATGATACAAATGTCACAGGGGCAACAATCTTCATTAATTTTAATGTACCTTTTTGTTTTGCTTCTGCTTTTTGGTTGTACGCATCGCCACACCCATCACAAGGAGTATTCACATAGTAATACCCACCGATAATAAAGCAAGCTATAAACCCAATAAACGAGACTACACCTAGTGAGAATTTGAGTGGATTTACAATACCTGCTAAGTATATCAGCCATGGGCTAATAATGGGTTCCATTTACTCACCTCCACCTTCAGACCACGTTTTAAGAAAACCTAAAGCTATACTACATACGAACATAAGTATTACACATGCTATAGAGGCTAACAGAGTGTAGCCTGCAAGTGCATATGTTATACCGCCAAGACCAATTAATGCTAATGCAAACATAATGATAGAGACTACAAACAAAAACTTAGCTAACAGAGCTGTAATTATAGTTCCGCCAACTAATAATGCAATTATTATTCCAGCTACCCACATATTAATCCTCTAAGAATAGATACTCACGTACCATTTTATCTGTTAACAACCATAGTTTTTTATAGTAATCAGAGGGTGCGATGGCACCACTTTCAAGTTCTCTAATAACCAGTTTTTGGTCTTTTTCTAAGTCACGGTATGCTTTAAGTAATTTTAATCTTTCTCCCATACCGTTTTTAATAAGCCTGTGCTCGTGTGTTAGGTCTCGTGCATTATCGATGAGTCTATATAGTAAGTTATTATTTCCTACATATTCAAGGTCGTCTGCAAAAGATGGGTCTACTTCAATAACTTTATGGCTGTTGGTATCAAGCACTTGTAGTTTTGTTATCCAGCCTTCCATATCCATGCTTGAAGTAAGTACTATATATGTGTCTCTACCTTTGCGTAGTATAGAACCTTCGCCTGTTTTATAATCTGCTAGTGTGTATTTCATTGTTTTCACCCTCAATTTGATTCTTCTACCATATAAAGTACACTGTCGAATAATTGATTATAGAAATCAGCTTTTTCTTTATCTGTTTCCCATTCACCAATACCCTGGAAATACGACTCCATTAATGTATTCCAATCATCTTCTCTAATCTTTAAATAATTCATTTTAATTCTCCTCGTACTGGTTCTTTTGGTTTCTTTTTATGTGATGTAAAATCACAAGATAATTCTTTACAGTTTTCGCACATACCAAGCATTTCCAGGTTACAGATAGACGGATAAACAAATTTCAGTTTATCGAAAATCTGTCTTGCAATTTGTTGGTGCTCATCACTGGCTCTCTTACATAAGCGTTTCTTTAAATACTCAAGCCAACAACGTAAGTTGCCAGTCATTGTTAACGACACCTGAGTACCAAGTGGTAATATATAAGAGGCTTGCTCGACTGGAATACCTAAGTTTAATAGGTTGCCAAACATCATAGATGATGTGCTATAAGCCTGTTTTAGATAAGCCTTATGTGTATCTTCCATATTATTAAAGTCAGAATAGAACCCATTGCCTGTGATATCCATACCACGAGTAGATTGCACCGTCATACTGAAATGTCTGTGCCTACTAATTTGAGCTAATACTTTCTGACTACATGTAATGTCAATAGATACGTTAACGTGTTCGAGCAGGGACCAATGCCCTGCCTTACACGCTTTTGCTAATGAGTCTACTGTACATTGTTTACCATAACAGTTACTCATAGCATGAATTGCTGTATCTAGTGAGCTATATGAGAGTAGGGAAACTTTACTCACTATTACCTCCTATACTTCAAATTCAGCATTACTAAAGATAAACTTGTTTAATTTATCCATATGTGCGTTTAGGTCATTACGAATCTCTTCGATAATTTCTTGAAGTTCTCCATCTGTGCTATTTGTAATAAGGATTTCATCTGTTAGCATCGAAGACTGAGATAAACTATCATACATAGTAATCGCCTCAATCACATATGCCATTTCTCGTGTGAATTTAATTTTATCCATTGGCTTCTCCTTCATAAATAATCGTTTGAATTCGTCATCGCTATAAGCATATCTAACTGGTGGCTCGTCGATGTAATTAACAATCCACACAAATGTTGAAAATATAATTGTTTTTTCTGCTTTAACACGTCGTCCAGTTTTTTTCTCTACATAATATTGATTATCCAAGTCTGCCTCCTAAGATTACGTAAATAGTAAGTAATACTTGTATTACACTTAATACAATAACGCCACACAAGCACCCAAATATAATTTTCTCATATAGCTCCATATCTCCTCCTAAACTACTGTTACATCTAAGTACTGCCTACCGAATTGAATTGCTTCTTCTTCCGTATCTACGAAAATATCAATCATATCGGAATATCCACCGCCAAAGCGGTCAGCTACTACATAGCTGGACCCATTAATAATTACTGTTGTACCAAGTGGTAAATCGTCACTCGCAACCGCACCTACATATGGGTACTCTCCATTAGCCATTACACCACCAGTGTGCGTATAGGCTGTAACCTCCATCATTCTAGCGTCTGCATTATTTGTCCCCAAAAGGGACAGGACACAAATTATCAAACCCACTATAAATCTATTCATATAAAACCTCCTATGTCTAAATCTTCTCAAAGTTTATAACCACATACAGAGGTTGGACTTACAAATGAAAGGAGGAAAGATTGTAGTATCACAACCTCTAAGTGGTCTGGTGCCCCCAGTAGGACTCGAACCTACACCATCTTGGTTTTAAGCTAAGCACGTTTGCCAATTTCGTCATGAGGGCATGTTGGTAAAAGCCTATCCTAACTGGGAAACCCATAAGTAACCCAGTAGGTGATACTAGACCGTAATCCAGTATCAAGGCACTGGAGGAGAGTGTGGGATTCGAACCCCCAACATTCTGGTTAACAGCCAGATGCTCTACCATTGAACTACCCAAGAATAAGTGGTGGAGGGTATTGGAATTAAACCAATGCTAACATAGGGCTTCAACCTATTGCTCTACCTGCTGAGCTAACCCTCCATGTAACAGCCCCTTGCGAGGCTGTGAAGTATAAATAATAACTAGTTGCTTACGGGCAATTAATTGGTATTGCTGTAATACCAGCCATGCTGTCAACTTTATGCTAGGCACTAGCGAAACAGTATCAGGTCATGGATTTAATAAGCGATTAGAGATTGAAGATTGAGAGCTTGATAGTAATGATTAACCCAGTTTAAAGATTAAGCGATTAATTGTAATGCTTAAAGATTATGGATTACCATTTTAGACTGCCGTCCTCCCTAGGTATGGCAGCGAGCAGACACGCTCAAATTCTTCTTTTTATCTCGTTTCAGACAAGAGTACGTATCTGCTTTCTTTGCCTTTAGAGTAGAAACAATACGCAACAAACACCTCTGCACCATTCTTAAAGTTGAACGGTAATACAGCAATTATGATTAATACTCAACAGTAATTTCAGTAACCTCAGTCGCATGACCAAGAGTAGCATCAATTTCAGCTAAGTAATTCTCAATGTACTCTTTAAAGGACATTAAGTTTTCAGCCAACTTGTTAGGGTCTAACAGTTCGATTGAGTATTGCTCACGCAATTCTGCTTCACGTTCTTGTCGAACCTTACCAGAGGCTTGTGTTACAGATGCAAACTCTTGATAGAGGCGTTCCGTAACTTTCTCTTCCATTTGTCTTTCTGTCTCTTGATATGCCTTAGAGTTATTCAGCACAGCTTTTTGCATACCTTTGACTAATGTTGTTAGTAAGTCAGATAGGTATTTTTTGCGAGCGATAGCAGACGCAAAAGAGATTTCTTCAAACTCATCAGTTTGTTTATCAATACCAATGAATTTTTTAACAGATACAGTATGTTTAGCATTAGCGTCCATAATGGCATTTGCCAACGCTTCACGTCGTTTTAGTTTGTCATTTAAAGACTGGAAACGAGCTTGTGCATCATTAACCCAATCCTTTTGTTTTAAACCATCAATTACAGTTCTGTTAGAAGTAGCTACAGCTACAAATCTAGTAGAAGATAATTCTTGAATTTGATTATCTAGTACTTTCTTTTGAGTTAATGCTTTTCTAATTGTTAATTTTTCTTTTACCATAGTATTCCTCCTACTACTTAATCATAACATGTGAGCCTAGGTCGTGGACTACCTTGTTTGCTCAACCTATGACTGTATTATACCACACCAAGCAACTCTTGTCAACCCCTGTTTGATGAAAGTTTGATGAAGTTTATCGGATAGGGCAAACACCAGATGCACATTCAGCTCTATCATCTAGAATTTCAAATTCTTTACCCATATTACGAGTACTTAATTCTTTTTCATTAAGTAATACTGGGTCGAATTCTTTCATCTTGGATTTTAATTCTTCATATTCTTCCTTAGTACACTCCTCATAAGGTAATAAAGGATAGTATGTAGAATTAAGTTCTAAGAATGTTACACCCAACATATCGTCCCAATGATTGTAAACAAAGTCTTCGACTTCTTCCCATTCATCAGGTTTAACTGTAATAGTATTAGATGTATTCATGTCTGTATAATGTTTTTGGAATAACAAATATTCCTCTAATTGTTCTACAGCAGATACGTCAGCTTTTGTAACAGTTGCAGGGCTTTTAACAGGGAAATCAATTACAATAGTAGTTGCAGTTTCCATATCTTGCCCTACTTCTGGGTGAATTTGCCAACCTAATTCCTTAGCTGTCAGTGCTAGTGGGTCATGTGCGTTTACCCTAATACGTCTAATGAAGTATGGGGAATGTTGCCAGTGAACACCTGGGGATACACCATTAGCAACTAAACTTAATGAACCCTCTGGCTTTAATGCAGTCATTAGTAATGGTACTGGTGTTTGTAATTCTTGTGCGATTTCTTCGCCTGCTTTGTGCACTGCTGTACGTAACCATTTAAGTAAGCCAGCTTTACCTCCTGCACGTCTCAAAACGTCTGGACGCACCTTAGCTACAAAGTCTTGCCAACCAGTCATAGAACAACCAGTCAAACGGTCACGATGATGGGCTTCATTCCAACCTTCTAACTCTAAATCTACGCAAGTCATGCGGTAGCCAGCACGAGCAGACAATAAGAAAGCTAATTCTAAACCGCCCCAGTCTACGTCGCCATTATCATTCACAAATGCTACCACATTTACTGTTGTTAAATTACACACAGCGTTCGGTGGTAACAAGATTTCTGCACAAGGGTTTACCCCTGCGAAATCTGAGCGTCTGCGTTTAGCTTCTGCTACATTAATAATACCAGGCTCGCCAGACTTACGAATAGAGTCAAATAGTTCGTGAATTTTCTCACGACTAGGTTTTTCCTCTTGGTAGATACTATTATTACTCATGTATCTGTGTTCCATGCCAGGCTCAATGTTATTCTTAGCACGTACACATTCTTCATCATGTGGGTCGATAATAGCAATTTCTGCCGTACGTCTAACCAAATATTCAACTAGGTTCGCTACTTCCTAGCCAGTTCTCTTATGAACTTCTATATGTCACCATATAGTTTAGACTATATCTTCACTCGCATCAGCGAGGACTCCCATTTCCACCCGCTTGGGTGTACTGCTTTCGCATAGTCGTTACACGTTCTATTTAAGTCTTGTAAGAAGTTTACCCTCATACAATGTTTTATTAGTGCAAGATTTTTTGTATACAAGATAGCCACCTTGTTCATAAATCCTACTGAAAGCAATTCCAAATCTCTTTTCACATTCTTTGTATGTTAGCGGTTCTGTTTCACCCTCTAAAAGATACATCTTTGAATTTGGGTGAGCAAGACCTTTTCTACCGTACATAGGATTATCAGAGCCTTTGAAGCCACGACCATACATAGGGTTGTCTGCTCCAAATCTACCGCCTTTGCCTTTTCTATTTCGTGAAATAAGTTCTTTAGTTTGTTGTGAGTGATGTTTACCATAAAAGCCATTTAATTCACCAGTAAGTCTTACACCATACATAGGATTCAAATCGCCTTCAGAAAAACCATCGCCACCATATGTGAAATTACATTCAGCTTCACCAGATAGTTTACGTTTCTTAATGGTTTCTTTTTCTAATTGACACGCTTCTTTATTTGTTAAACCTGTGTGTATTTTTCTAGCTTTGCACTTATATTTGTTATAAGTTGCTAAGAAGTACTTGTTTCTATTTCGAATCTCGTTGATTCTGTAGAGTCTTCCTTTGCCAACATAAAATACATGGTTTGTATCTTCTATATACCATTCATAAACATAATAATCTGTATGCACTATTCCTCCTTAAATAGCTTCGCTCGGTATTGTCTCAGAGAGAGTTCCACCGAATTAGAGAGTTTTTATTTAACGTCGGAAGCATTAGAGTTTACCACCGACAACAACATTCTGCCCAATAAGGTTACAGATATCTAGGCAATGAATAGGGCGGAGTCTACCATTCTCTGGTTTAGAAGAGAACATGCCATTTTGAATTACATTATGGATTTTAGTGAACATATCCATAATAGATTCATAGCCAGATGCCGTCCCTCCGAAACTAGAAAGTGTAGCACCCTTAACACGAATCTCTGTGTAATCGATTAGAATGTTATTACATTCAGATGGAGAAGCCATGAAGTTTAGATAAGCTCGTAATGCATCTACCCAACCCTCTTTACTATCACCAATCTTGATTACAAACATGTTGTCTTCTTGCTCTGTAATTGTGTATTCTCTACCACGTTGCTTTGTGGAATTTTTGTTGTACTGTGCAAATAGTGTTACATCATCACGGAATGTAGGTAATTTTTCTACATCGCTTGGTAATATGCGTACACCAACTCCAGTACCAACCATTAGTAAATAGAATAAATCACAAAGTGATTTAATACTATCAATTACTACAAACGAGCAGTTAAAGTTAGCAAGTTTCGTTTTCTTACTAGCTTCACTACCACCAATCCACAATGAGCGACCACTGATAAATTGTTTTAGATTAAACATATTATCAAATAATCGTTGTGCCTCATAAATAGATGTTGGTGCTAACGAACAGTTATATTCAACTGCACGTACACAAGTTTCTTTCCATGTCTCACGTCTGCCTTCGTCTGGTAGCCAACGTGAATATGTTCTATAATAGACTAGCTTCGCTAGGTTATCCATATGCTGTGGAAAATCAGAATACTTAGATAGAAATTCTGTATTAAGTAGGTTCATTCTTTCTTGTGCCTTTCTACTAACTCACACTCACTTTGTCTCCAAAAATGACTCTTTGGACCTAGTATTGAATACGAATACTCATCGTTTTTTGGGTCATATTGGATTGACTGTATTGTTATTACACCTTTTGGTGTTTTGATTTTGTCATATCTCCTAAACTTTTGGCTTGCCATTATCTTCCACCTCATCATCTGTGATGCGGACCAATAGCTTACCTAAAAACCTTAATGTTTTAGAGATTGTGGTGATATATATAATTAATACAAACCACTCAATAAAGTTTCCACCAACGTGGAAGAAATAGTATGGTACACTCAAAAACCAGGCAAATAGTAGTGTTACTATAACCGCATCTTTAGTAGCTTCATACAGACTGACTAGCGTAGCCAGTATTTTATCTTTCATATTTTATCTCCTATTTGATAAGCGAAAACTACCTCGCCGTCCATTATCACAATGAACGCCATATAAGGTTCCGAGACTATTACGTCTAATGGAACCCTATACATTTCAAAAATCTCTTCACCTGTATTATACGCCAATTCCTGTAATTTGTCAAATATGACCGACAAGTTTATCACTCCCTACTGGTTGACGCATAGCACGGCAAGCATTTTCAAATATGAGCTTTGAGTCAAAATAGATACGTGACAAATGTTTTGATGTAGCGTCCATATATCTTTGAGAGCGTTGAATTGCCGAGACTTTTTCCCAGGCTTCTAACACCTCTATAGATTGACTAGCTAACCTATCTCCTTCATTTACTTTAGTGGAAGATGAACTACTAACACTAGCGTGTGTAGCCTTAGCAGTCCTCTCTGCATCACTTAATTCTTTACCAAGGTCTGCCGATAGGTACTCAAAGCTAGCTTGTAGAGCAGAGGCTTCTTTCATAATACCAAAGGCAGAACTTGCGTCAGTATCTTCTAACTCATCATACCAGAGTTTAAGCTCATCATAACTAGCTTTTAATTCTGATATATTTTTCATATACTATTCCTTTGCTCTTCGATTTGCGGAAATGTCAAGTGCCACTTGTTCAATAAATGCCTGAGCTTTAGCTTCAGTATCGAACTCTTTAATTTTTACACTAACACCATTTGCAATAGAACCTAATACCATATAGCTTGTAACTTTATTCAAGTCAGTTTTATCTTTCTTTGGTTTTACAAATAAGGAACAAGCATTAATCAATTTTTTACTATCATCTGCCAAAATATACATAGGGTAACTCTCCTTCATCATCTACTAATTAGCTCAAAAGTTTTTCTTCTTTTTCTTCAAATGTGTCATTTGCCAACTCAATTAATGTTGTGCCTAATGTTTTTAATACATCTGATTTAATGTCTGGCACATTTAATCCTTCGACTACAGCTTCGTTCATAGCAACAAGCATTGCGATTACTTCAACAATATTAATGTCCTTCACTTCAACGTCAGAATCAACTTGTGTTTTATTGTCTTTAAGCACTGCTTTTAAGGATAAGCTCAAACCTTTTTCATTTTCCAATAATTTTTTCATATGTTTTCTCCTTTAAATAAAATAACCTATCACAATAAGGTCTTGAAATAACAACTATATCGCTATTATCTTGGTCGAAGTATGTGTGAACTATTTTAAAGCCCTTATCTTCAACTGTATTCGCAATGTCTAATTTAACACCATTTACAAGTGCATGGAATAAATCCTGCCTTAAAAGATATGCAAACCCTTTAATATGGATAATACCATCTTCTGCCTTTTTATACCAAGCGTCTGAGTTCACATTCCTCTTAGACTCAACTGTGAATTTATGTCCATTAATTTCTACTTTAATATCGCCACGCATTTTCTCAACCATTTCGTCGTTAGCTAATGCTTTAATAATATTAGCAGATTTTAATGCACCAGACATAGGTACTAAATTAGATTCAAGACCAATCTTTTCAAACCATGCTACGAGTTCTCTTTCTGCGTTTCTCCCATTACGTCTATTGCTTTTGCCACGTTTGCTAGCTGATGTTTGTTTCTTTACTTTCTTTTCTAGCTTACGAGCTAGCTTATTCTCCTCTTGACGAGGAGATAAGATAGACTTATTTTTAGGACGATATAAGCCGTAATCATCGCATATCCAACATTGGTCTTTAGTTGTTAAGCAGTTTTTAGTTACTTTGCAACTCTTCATCTTGACCACTCAAAATAGCTAATGCTAACAAGCAATACACAACAACATCATATAAACGCTCTTTTGCGTCTGGTAATAATGTCCCATGCTGAAGTAGTGCTAGGTCGTGTTTATCTTTGAACTGCATACACGCTTTAAAAGCACCATCTTTAGTTAGCTCTCCAAATTGGCGTTTAGCACTTTCTTTAAAAGCTGATAGTACATCATCACCACTGGCATACTGTTTATTCTTCATTAAGAATAACTGACCAATTAATGTCAAGTGATTTGCTGATAAAGCATCAAATTTATCTAAATTAATTGTCTTCATCTTTTCTCCATTTGTCACAAAACTTAGCTACATTACAGAAGCGTTCGCACTTCATACCTCCCCAACATTCAGAATTCCTACATGGTGGCGGCATTGTATTTGTTTCTAGTGCCTCTGTTAAATCTTTAGCTTTCTTCTTCATATATCTTTCAACCCACTTATCACTAATCTTATTGATTGGTACTAAGTAACCTGGGCTTGTGATACCACGTTGAGTGGCAATATATGTATTGCCGTCTCTAACAATCACCTCACATACAAGGTTATTAACTGGTTTCTTTAATTCTTTTTCTATCTTCATACGATAGTCATTGAGCTGTATCGCAAGGTCTAATCTATGCTTAGGACCATTATTCCTAATTTCATTTCTGAATTTAGGTTGTCCTTTTTTAGCTCCTGTTTTATATACCTCTCCAGTTGGTACACGTTTTGTATATAGTCCTAAAACCTTAGCTACTTTCCATGAGCCATAAGTTTTATTATCATATAATGTACCACCATTCTCTGGCGAATAGTAGTCAAAAGCACCTGTAGAAGTACCGTCATCTAACCGTACTTCAGAGATACCTTCGTCGTCTGTGTATTTCTCTAGGTAGTCATGCACCTTAGTACCGTGTAACATAAAGAGCGAATCCATTGGGTTAATGGCATAGTCTTTTGTAATTTTGAGATAATTTTCTCTAGTACCAGCTAGTAATTGTGTAGTACTTGGTGTGCCAGTCCACTCACGTTGGTCAGCTAATGCTATCAATGTTCGTTTAGATAGGCACCTACCAGCAGGGCAATATAACTCACCAGTATTTGGATTAATTTGCCCCTCTAATCTACAGGCTGTTAGACATTCGTCTATACCAACCTCATGACCGTCTGGACAAATATACTTTGTATATGGCAACTATTCTTCCTCCTTTTACTGTAGATATAACCAATCTTCCATATTATATTTAATATCGTCTCTCATTACCTGATACAACATAATATCTTCTGGTGTTATAACACTCACAAAATCAAGCATATTCTTGTACATTAACATGAACGTCGGGTCATTTCTATTACCGTCATACCAAATATTATGTAGTTCGTGCATTGTCATCATATTATCGTCTCCCCATATCTTTCTCGTTATCAGCTAATAATAAAACACATGTTTTACCAATATCTGATTTTCGATATTCTGTTCGTGGTTTGTCTGGCAAAACATCTGTAATGTTACCCTGACAATATTCCCATGCGTAGCTTGCTCCCACTTGAACGACGGTATTTTTCTGATATTCTTGTAATTTTTCTATTAATTGTTTTACTGTCATTGTTTTCACCTCTTGTTTGTATTATACCATAAAGCCATGTAGTTGTCAAGCAATTTCTTCTAATCTTGATGTATTTGAATTGTATCTTAATTCCATACGAATAGGACCATAGATACCATCACGAGCTTTTTCTACTTTCATACGAGTTATATTCCTTAGCTCATCTTGTTTCTGTAGTGATAGTCCTGGCTCTTTCTCTGGTCTCCATAACATAATGATAACATCGCCACTAGCTTCAATATCACCAGTCATACGAAGTAAATCCATAGTTGGTTCATTATATGTGTTAGCACCACGGTTTAATTGAGAGAGCATTACGAAGATAATGTTAAGTTCTTTAGCAATACCTTTCATCTTGAGAGCCTGTTCGGAAGCACCCTCATATGTACTAGCACCTTTTAGATATGTAAAGTAATCAACTGCTACGATATCTACTGGACCACCTAATGTATTCTTACGATTACAAGCAATAATACGAGCCTTAATATCGTCGATTGATAAACCATTATCATCATAGATAACAAGTCTTTCAGCTAACTTAGCTTCTACTTGTGCAATACGTGGGTCTCCATTCAACACAAGTTCCCTAACGTCTCTTAATGGTATTTGTAAAATCTTTGCAATAATACGTTCCATTACCTTACCTTTAGACATTTCTAAAGAGAAGAATATAGTACGTGCCTTATTTGCAACTACTTGTCTAAGAATATATTCAACTAACCAATCTGTTTTACCAGATGAAGAATATGCTCCAACAATCATTACATGTGATTTTACCATACCACCTATGCAGTTGTCAAGGCATTTGAAATGTGTTTTATATTCACCACGAAGATATAAATTCTTTAAATCGTCAATCGACTCTTGTGTTGTAGCCGCATTTTGAACCAATTCATCTGTATCTTCTTGGTAATTTTCAAAGAAGTCTTTGAGTTCAGAGAACTCACGTTCCCAACGTCCACAAAGTTTCTTGATAATATCTGCCCTGAATAGTGGATTTTGAACAGTCTTTAAGAAGTTATGAGCTACATCATATTCTTCTTCTGAAGATTTACAATTATCCAACATAAACCATAAGACATATTTGTCAATATGTGTTTTTGGTAAAGAGCTAACATCAATTCCTGCAAGTAATGCATCATTTAAATCCTTAACCCCTTCTGGTAATTCTAATACTCTTACCGTACAGCGAGGTAGAATTTCTTTAAAGTAATCCCGCACACGAGGTACACGCTTAATCCCCTCTACATCATTGTCTGGGCAATAGATAATTGTTGGTATCTTACGCAAAGTACGTTGCATTGTGCGTAACTGGTCTCTATGTACTTCATTGCCACAATAAGCTACAGTTGGTAATCCTAATTGATAACCACTAATAGCGTCCATATACCCCTCGACCATATATAATTCATCTTTGTTTTTCTGCTTAACGACCTTATCAAGGTTATAGAGCAATGCAGATTTATCATACATCACGTTATTACGAGTATTAATGTATTTAGGACTACGGTCAAATTGCCTCTTAGCTATCGCAACTGGTTGACCGTATTCATTTCTAATTGGGATTACTAAGCAATCTGAATCAAAACCAAGATTAAATGTAGAGATTGTTTCGTCTGAGAAACCTCGTTTATGTAGGTAATCTTTTACTTTACCTACTTGTTTTTCAGAGCGTTCAATTACTCGCTTACAATCTTCTTCTACTTTAACTGCCTTTGTCCAGTTTTCATCAGAGTCAAGGTTGATGTTACATTCTTGTGCCAGTTTTTTAATTGCTACTGTTCTTGACACATCTTCATAATCACTCACAAACTGTATAATATCTCCTCCACTTTCGCAAGCAAAGCAGAAGTAACTATTTGTTTGTGGGTAAACAACGAGAGGAGTGCCCTCATCACTTCCGTGAATTGGGCATCTACCTTCATATAAAGAGCCTTTAGGTCTAAGTTCTGTTGTTCTTCCGATGTATTCTACAATGTCTATTTTTGTTCTTAGTAGGTTCTCTACGCTCAATCTTTGTCAACTCCTAACAGCTCTTCAATTTCGATACATAAATCCTTAACGATAGCTACATATACTCCTTGACCTAGTTCATTTTGCTTTTTAGCTAATGTAGCATAATCACAAATTGATATAAATCGTTTTAGAATTTCTTGTTGTTTATTCATAATGCCAACTCCTATAAGTCCATTAAACTTTCAAATGAATAAGGATTGGCTTTCTCAATTTTTTTAATTACTTTATCTCTTGCCTCTTTCCATCTTAATTCTGTCTGATACGCTTTAGCCCTATCTACTATAGTCCATGGTGGAGCTATCTCTTTTGTAGGGAATTCTAGTAGAAAGTCATATACGACATTGACTACATCAGGGTCTTGTTTAAAGAAATACCCTCGTGCTTGCCAATATGCCTGGCTTGGCTTTCCTTTTACAAAGGCTGGTTTATCGGAGCATTTCTTTAAATATAACGTAACAACTTTCTGTAGTTTTCCAGCATATGTCAATATATCACTCTCCTTTTACGTATACTTATTATATCTTCTTAATTATTTAGAGTAGCCTATAATTTAACCTTATCAGTTGTGCCCATATATAAAACACCACTACCAGCTGTTAATTTAATTGCTGATTTATCATTAGGGTTTTCTTTTTTGTATGTCCTAGCCACATACCCCTGTTTAACTAAATCAATAAGATTAGTGTGTACACTGTTTGGACTACAACCACAAGCCTTACACATTTCATCAATGGAGATTGGGGTCATTTTGACCCCTCTTATTAATACTCCATTTTGAGATTTTTCATGGATATAACCATGTAGTAATGAGGCTAATGGTCTAATAGCCCTAGCAACCTCTAGCGAGATTACCATGGAGCGTCCTCAGAACCAGAGCCACCATGTTTTTCTACCCAGTTGATAGCCGCTTGCTTAATCTCTGGTTTTTGTGCATTTTTAGACAACCATTCAATATAATCAGCAGGGATATCATTTAAATATGAACCTTTATGCTTACCGAATGTAATCAATGGGTTTTCTTCGACCTCACCTGTTGGTTCAGTATCATCATAGCTAGGTTGTTCATATGTTGGCTGTTGAGGTGCTTCTTGGTGTTTAACTTTCATGCCACCTGCTGGATATTTAAATCCTTCTGGTAATGCCCAATCTGGTAGTTGTGGAACTGTTTTAATACGACCGTAATCGTCTGTTTCTGCCCATGTATCACCAATACCATATAGATATCTACCGATACCGAACTGTACAGCCGCACGCTTCATTGCACCAGAGGCACCACCCTTGATAGCTTCAAAGTCAGTTAGGTTAGCTACATCTGTACGGCGGATTGTTTTCACATCACCATTATCGTCTTCAATATGTAGCACTAAAGTACAGGCAAAGCCCTTGTAATCTGTTTTATTACCTTGTTTATCAAGTTTTGAAGATGTGCCCATATCAATAGATGATAGTTCCATATCCCAGTTAGCTGGTCCTACTGCTTGGTCTAAACGTTCCATTACTGCACGAGCAGTAACATAAGCTAACGCTTGTGTATTACCGTTCTTTACGAATCGTTGAGGTCTCCACTCAATATCATCTGGGTGAAATGGTGCTTGTAAAATATCAAAAACTTCTTTAATTTTTTGTTGGTCCATAATGTCTCCTTGTAATTAATAAAGCCCCGAAAAAGGACTAACCTTGTCTATAATCGTATTATACCATAAGTTTAAAGATTTGTCAAGACTTTTTTCTTGCTAAAATGAAATCTCGTATCATAGTATCTTCCATTTTCATGATATATACCTGACCTTTTTTCAACTCTTCAAACTTAGGTTCAAACATAACTGCTTTTATAGCACCTTTACTAGGTGTATAAATTTCAACGAATGCCATTGGTTTACCTTTTTTAGTCCTATGTGCTTTTGTTTTTGTTACTAATGCAATAACATTTGTATTGCCGTCTACAATACCAGTATCATATTCATCGAATATATCTGTAAATGTATATCGTAATACATCATATTCCATTTCGCCATAAGACTGCTCTTCCTCTCCAGAATATTTAAACTCGCCTTTAGACTTTCTCTTGTCTTTAAGCCAATCTACATATTCTAGTAATTCCCAACGTGTCTTATTGGTGTAATCATCACAAGCACCAGACTTGATAATGTTTTTAAGCATTGTCTTATTTAATTGTACATTATTTTCAAGGAATTGTAAAGCATCATTTGATGGCTCAATCTCAACACTGCCAACACCAGCTATAGTGTTGAACCCCATGATAACAGTTCTACCGTCTGTAATGCATTCCATTCTACCTTTATACAGGTCTGGTTTAACAACTTTAACTTTTATCTTCTTACAGTGCTCTATAAAGAATATCAGTTTATCTCTAGACTGAGTATCTCTAGAAGCCATTTCAATTAATGAAGCCATATACTGTGGTGTATAATGTGCTTTTAAATACGACGTGTACCACGCAAGAAGCCCATACGCCGCAGAATGCCCCTTGTTAAATCCATAATTAGCAAAAGTGACAATCTCATCGCATATCTCTTGCATAATTGTTTCAGAAATACCATTAGCTACCCCCTGTCTTTTCATATCGTCAATTACTGGTTGCATTTCATCAACTATCTTTCTACCAATAATACGTCTAAGATTGTCTGCTTCTCCATATGTATAACCACATAGCTCACGAGCAATCTGTAGAATTTGTTCTTGGTAAAGGATAATACCTTCTGTATCTTTAAGTATTGGTTCAAGTTTTGGGTGTAGATATGTAACTGGCTCGACACCTTGTCTTCTACGTTCAAATACTTCAACCATACCAGAGTCTAGTGGTCCAGGTCTATGTAGTGCTACCGTATCAATTAAGTCCTCTACCTTAGTGGTATTAATAGCCTTAATGATATCAGTCATGCCTTTTGACTCTATTTGGAAGCAACCTTCTGTAAAGCCAGCTCTCAACATTCTAGATGTAAAATCATCTTCATAAGGAATGTCTTTAATAGATAAGTTATCTTTACCAACTTGTTTTATTGTCCAGTCTATAATATCTAAGTTTTTTAAACCTAGAATATCTAGTTTCATAATTCCCTGTTTTTCCAGTAAATGGAAGTCTTGTGCCGCAGAGAATGAGTCTTTACTCTTTTCTATTGCACACCACTTAGATACTTCTTCTGGAAATACTACAACAGCAGAAGCATGGACACTATATTTTTCAATATGTCCATCAAACTTCTTAGCTAGCTCTCGTAGCTTGTCGTCTTTTACCTCATCTAATGATTGTATCTTAGTTGAGATTTCATCTATATCAGATGGTTCATATCCTAGTGCCTTGCCAGCTCTTTGGACAGATGATTTAGGTTGCATATAGCTAATAGTCCTAATCTGATGAACAGTACCATACTTTTGCCTAATGTATTCTATAACCTCGCCACGTCTCTCAGACGATACATCACAATCGATATCAGGCAATGTTACACGTTCTGGATTGGCAAACCGTTCGAATACTAGGTTAAACCTGATAGGGTCTACTTCTGTAATCCCCATTAGGTATGCCACTAAAGAACCACCTACAGAACCACGACCAGGACCAATAGGAATATTATTCTTCCTACAAAACTCTAGCATATCATAAATGATACACATATAATTTGTATAGTGACATTTATCTAATACTTCGAATTCATGCATAGCCTGTTCTTTGTATTGCTTCCAGTTAGGTTTATTTTGTATACCTAATCTCTTCCAACCTTCGTTACATCTATCTTTGATAAATCTAAGAGGGTCTGGCGTATCAAATTTAGGGAAGTTTTCTCCGCCCATAGGAATCTCAACATTACATTTATCTATAATGTCAGATACATTTTGGAAGTATTCATCTGTATTAAATTTAAAGAACTCAGCCATTTCTAATTTACTCATCATATGGTAATCACCACTGCCATAATATTCACTATCTTCCGCTAAACTTAACCATAGTCTATGTGTACTAGCATCTTCTGGCATTACATAGTGGCTATCTCCAGTGATAATTACAGGAATGTTGTATTTCTCGCTTAGGTCAAATACCATATTATTGTATTCATATTGTTCTTTAAACTTGTGTGGTTGGACTTCTAAGTAGAAATCGTCACCAAAGATTTTATGTAAATCATGAATCATGTTATCAGGTCTATCGTGACTTAATACACCTGCAATACAAGCGGTGCTACAAATAAGACCTTCTTTACATTCATTTAGAATCTCAAAACCTAATCTCGGTTTGCGATAGAAATGCTCTGAAGCGTATGTAGCTATCTTCATAAGGTTACGGTAACCAGTTAAATCCTTACATAGAAGAAGTATATGATATGTTTCCCCACCTTGAACATCTGGCTCTATAGATAGATATCCTTCATAGCCTAGTATTGGTTTAATGCCTTCCTTCTTACATTTAAGATAGAATTCCATTAGTCCAGTTGTGGTTCCATGTTCTGTCATAGCTAATGCTGTATAGCCTAGTTCTTTGGCTCTTTTAATTTTATCATCTATTGTAGCGAACCCGTCGAATATTGAATAATCGCTATGGCTATGTAAATCACAAAAATTCATATTCTCTCCTATTGCTCTAATTCATGTTCTAATTCACCAATCATTGATGTTAACTGAAAAGCCACATATGCGATTTGGGAATCTTTCTGTTTGTTATCGTCTAATAGAAGTGCTAGTCTTAAATCTCTCTCCATATCTTCAAATTCATTTAAATATCTCATCATTTCTGCCTTAGTCATTATTTATCACCACCTAATATCAGTAAAAACCCTGCATATATACATAGCAATACACTAACTATTTTCATTAATTGCATAGTTTCCAATTCAGATACCGTCGGGTTAGACGCATTGCTCATAACCGCTAATAGTAATGCAACTACGCAAAATAAAAATGTAATTATTGTGTTTATAATACGCATGTATTGTGCCTCCTATATATATCTCCACCGATTTGGTTTTTCGTGGTTTTTCATATCTGGAATATAGGAAATCATGAAAAATAGAATTGCTCCAAACAAGAAGAATGTTCCTGGGCAACCTGCTTCTGTAACGCCTCCATTAATATATCTAATTATATATACAACTTCAAAAAGAGACAAAAATCCAATTACAGCGAAGAATATTGATTTAATTGTCATGGCTTAACTCCTTTTAGTCCTTCTACTTTTCTACGTGCAAAAATCATTTGGTCACATAAATCATGTATATCCATTTCTAGCTCACCTATCTGCCCTTCTATTGGAGCAATACTAGAACGTAATACTTTAATCTTTTCTCTTTTATCAGATATTTCATTAACAATATCTCTTAATTCTTTCTCTGCATCAATTAATTCGAGCATTTTTCCCGCATATTTGTTCATATATTCACCTCATCAAACATATCTGCTTCATATTCCCATTCAAATGATTTAACAATATCAGGGTCTACTGTTGTACCGCATGTCCATATTAACTTATTTGCGTTAATACATGCAATAACATACCTAACCTCAGATGTTATTTTAGCCATTGTTTTTACATAAAGATGTAGAATTGCTGTTCTATTACTTTTTAGATTGAATTTTAATGTTAATTTATACATCTGTCTTTTTACCTCCTGTTAACTGTATTGTATCATACATCTTTGTATTTGTCAAGTACTTTCTGTTCACTTTGTTCACATAATTACTTCGTCTGAAGACTTCGTAATTAATTTTTTGTTTTTATTTATTACTTATGATTTAATTTAGGTAAAAGTAGATTATCTAAATTAGTAATACGTAGCAAACTTGTTTTGCGAGGATTACGTTCACCAAACACTTATTGACGTATTTGGTTCACTTATTATCAACTGATGTTGATTATCTTTTTTAAACTAATACAGAAAGTTTCGAGTAGGTCTTTAGACCGTTACGAGAATACGAACCAACTTGTTTGGTGAGTAGTTCTTATTGTTCATTCACTTCGTTCATGAAACACTTCGTGTATTCTTTTTTAAACTAATAATTTATATAATCTAAATTACTCTGATTAGGTATTGCCCCCGTATACACGGGAGCATTCATGTTTAATTGGTACATTATCGAAACTTCATAACTATTGTTAAGGTAGCCCAGGTGTAGCTTTACCTACCACTCAGAAGAGTTTGTTTCGACTGCCATCTACGACGGGACAAAATCTGGGAATGTGCACGACAAAAGGGCGTGCCCAACAGCCCCTATTGAGGAATGGTGAGTCCGCCCCCTGTTATTTTTTAAAGTCGGCTTGCAGTGTCAACGACTATCTCGATATGATACACTTTGGTATGTTTAGTCTACATGTCAGTCCCTGTCGGCTTCTATATTGGTTTTCAAGACCGTTGTCCGCCCGTACACATTACAGGTCCACCTCTGCTCATATAGAGTGCTATCTTGCTACCAAACAAGATGGCTTTTTAACTTGATTTACTGACTTAAATCTCTGACGTTTCTTACAGTATATTTCCTTACCATTTTCTGTCAGCAAACCATGTATGCAATTTTTACAATATGGTTTTCTACGTCCTCTCCTAGTATGGACAATACGTCCACACATTGATACTCCAAAATTTCTTCTTGACATTTTCTTTCACCTCTTTTCAGCACCTTTGCCTTTGTCTGGATTATACCACTGCTGTGATAGCTTGTCAAGTGCAAATTTGATGAAATTTCGATGAAGTTTTTCTAATGTTTTATATTTTTATTATAGCATACTTTTTTCTGTTTGTCAAGTACTTTTTTATGAAGATTCAATGAAGTTTATTTTGCTTCCTTTATTTGTCTTTAATATACCATAATTTAAAAAAATTGTCAAGTACTTTTTTATGAAAGTTTGATGAAGTTTTAAAATGGGCATAAAAAAAGAGGGGGCGTATTGCCCCCATTAGTTTGTATACATTTTAACTAGGTTATAACGTACATAATAGACAGGTTCTTTGTCTGTTATATCATATTTAGCACCATATACTAATTTTCCATTTTGTTTTTCAACACCAACTTGACTGTGAAATTTGCCTGCACGGAATTCCTCCTGCCCATATACATCAAGCTCATGTCGTTCTGGTACCTTAATATCAAACTCTACTGTAGATTTTTGGTCTAATACAACCTTACCACTTTCAAATTTTTGTGTTTCATTTTGTTGTAAATCAAATTTCTGCTTCTTGCCATTTACTTTGACTACAACAGCTGGCTTTTCGATAGTAGCTTCTACGTCTGTATCTTCCTGCACGTATGTTGGTACATTATTAACATATACTAATTCTTTTTCTTTTGGTACATATGATACGGTAGTCTTGGTATCTAGAATAGCCGTCTCGTTCATTATTTGCCCTATAGAAGGAGCTTTTACTGGTTGCTCGATAGTTTCCCTATGGAGTACTTTCCAACCGCCATACAACGCAAATAAAAGGATTATAGTAACAAATACAAATACTAACATTCGAATATTAGTCTTTGCATAGTTCTGGGTGATATTTGAAATAAATTGCTTTACCACGTAGAATCTCACCTCCATCGCCTTTTTCTTGAGGAATAGAAATTAAGTCCCAACGCATATCTGGGTCATTATCATTAATACCATAACCATCAATATCAGCCCATTCAGCATGGGTTTTAACATGGTCGTAATCAATTCCCCAACCTTTAGCCTTACAAATAGCATTAATAACCATAGCCATTTTATCTACTTGTGCTTGCGTAGGCGGAGCAGAACCCCATTGTACAGTGCCATCTGCCCAAATGCTACCGTCACCCATACAAGAAAGAGAAATACCAATATTACCAGTATTCCTGTGCCAAGTATGATAACAAAGAACATCAAGATTATCATAGTCCGAATAGATAGTACCATCACCAAGAATGTTAATATGATAATGGTCAGAAGTGTCGTCATACCAATTTGCACCCCAATGAAGTGTAATGCTTTTCGCATGACATTGGCTAGCCATGTATTCAATATCATTTAAAGTATATATCATTTAACCTCCTATAAAAATAGAAGGGACCTCTTAGTCGAGGTCCTCTTCAAATTCACTAATATTATCAAACTTATCAGCATTCTTAATTCTATCTGCTTTAGAGCTATATCTCTTAGCTTTTTCGATAGAGGAAGAACTTAAGTTTTTCTTAGCATCTGCAATATTTTTCTTAGTAATATTGTTAGCTTTAAGCTCTTCTACAGTGACAGAACTAGGGTCATTAATGTACTTATAAATCATAGCCTTTTTAGCATTTTTAGATTCTTGTGAATTAATGTAATTAATTTGACTAACATCAGCATCAACCGCATCAAGCACAGGTCTAAAACCAATACCTTTAAGAATACGTTCTTTGGTACTGTATTCCCTACCTTGAACACCTTTTTTCCAGTCTTGTTTATGACCAGTAGCGGCTTGATAGTAGTTAGCAAACGCTGGCGATAAGTCATGTGCCATAGATAGCAACATACCGTTTGTAGCGTTGTCATTTTTGAATGACTCAACCATATTAGCTAAAGTACCAAATGTTGGACCAGCTAAACTATCTGTAGGGATTAAATCACCAACACCAATATTTCTACTGAAATCAACTCCAAGTGTAGGTGCTGGAGTACCGTACATAATAAGTAACGCAAGTTTCTTTTTAGTATCGTCTCCGCCAGCCCATTCCATAAGAGCTTCCTTAACTATATGAGAAATAGATTTATTGCTAATCCATTCAGCTACAGTATCAGCGGCTGTCATACCAGGAACACCCATTAAACCAGCCATTGCGATGTAAGAACCGAAGAAACGTGCGATTTCTTTTTTATTACCACCTTTAATTATACTTGTCATAAATTCAAGTTCTTTGACTGGGTATTTTTTAAATTGAAGAATAAGTTTGCCTAGAGTACCAAACTTGGTAAATAATTGAGACGCATCTTTATCCGAATAGTCAAAGTTCGTTTCCCTTACAAAATCAGAAGCGGCGTGCTCTGCCTCTGTTTGGGACTTACCTTCAGCTATAGCTCTACGATATGCAATAAGAGCCGCTACACGACGTGTGTATTTATCGGTTCTATTGAACATATCCATAGACTTTTCAAATACTTTACCAAGTTTAACTTTGCCTACCTTTAAGTTATATAAACTTTTTCGGTTTTTCAAAGATTGAGTTTCTAGTGCTGTATCTTCTAAGTTAAGACCGATACGGTTAAACATTTTTTGCTCAGAGAATGAAATGTTTGCACCTAATTTACCATGTGTTGTAGCATCTTTTAATGCTTGTTGGAAATCTTTACCGTAGCCAGCTTTAGTGCCAATATTCATTAAAGCACCTAACTGAGCAATAGCGGCTGTTGGTCTAAACAAACCTAACTTAGCAATAGATACAGCTTCCATGCCTCGGTTCATTAAGTCAGTAGCAAATGTATCGCCGTATTGTTGTTTAATCCAACCGTCACCAACAAGTTCATTGAATGTTCTGTTAATAGTTTTATCAAATGTATTTGGTACACCAGTTACACTAGATATAAATTTATGTAGAACATCTTCAACGTCTCGTCGAGCACCTTCACCACCGATACCAAATTGGGAAGCATAATCTGTACCAATCTTATCTCTGTATAGCGCAGTAGCTTTATGATAAAATTCTTGTGAAGGAATAAAGTTTGCTTTATATCTTAGATAGTTTTCCATATTTTCAAACGTGTTAGGGTTGGCACCTTGTGCGTTCATACGTTTGTTATTATATTTATCTTTCTTTTGATTACCATATCCGATAAGCAAATGACCAATCATGTCTTGTCTTGTGATTACGTCACGTCTGCGGAATAACTCGTCAAGGTTTGCAAATTTAAGTTCATCTTTAAGTGCGTTTGAATTAATGCCTAAATCTTTTTGTTTTTTCTTGTCATTAATCAAATCCATTAGGCGTTCACGTGTCACGTGTTCTTTATCACCGATAAATTCATTAATGATTTTAGATACTTCTGGATATGAGTGAGAAATACGAGAGAATCGTTTTTCTTGCGATTCACGGCTTTCACCTTCATATACAATATCGTCATATGCAGAGTCGTTGGCACCGTCATATACGTCCATACCAGCATTATATTCATCGTATTTAGGATTACGTTCAGTAATTACGACACGAGTATCACCAGTAAGATTTGCATCTTTAACCCAGTGTTCAGCATCTTTATAAGTATGGAAAGAAGCTAATTTTGTACGTTGTTCATATTGATTACCATCTTCATCAACATTGTCTTTAACGATATATACACCGTACTTGCTGTGTAGCATAGGGATATGTGCCCACAAGCGTTTAGGCTTGTAGTCTGGGTCAGCACCAGCATTTCTCCATGCTTTAACTGATAAATCATATACTGTATTGTCTAGGTTTCTCCAAGCGTTATAAGCATCTATAACTTTATCATTGTAGCCTTTTGCTTTCATGATTTGGTTACGTAAAGGTTTAGCTGCTTTTTCAGCTTCATCGAATGTGTTAAATGTTCTTAATGCGTCATCACTAGCGAATACTCGGAAGTTACCGTCTTTATAATCCATAAAGACATTCTTACCTTGCTTCTTCAATTCACTATATAAGTTCTTAGCATCAATCTCATCTTTAAATTCTCTGAATACATCATTGTCTTTAATGTTGATATATAGTTCTTTGTCACGCAACATTACGCTTGCTGGTTGTACAAATTCACGACCTAAGTCAGTGACTTCTTTTGCTAACTTATTAAAGCCAGCTACATTCTCTTCTCCTAGATTTGTTTTAATCTTATCAAGGGATTTTAAGAATGATTTTTGCAATTTGTTTTGCTTAACAGCGGCTTCTTCTGCCCAGTACACAATCGGTTTCATTTGAGGAATATATTTCTCAATGAATTTAATTGGGGAAGCTAGCCATTTTTTAATGTCATAACCAGAGATATTACCTTGCTTTTCGTCACGAGCCTCAAATGTAATGTTGTCATTCTTTTTATTAAACTCGCTTACGATACTGACCCATGCTTTAGCAATACGACCCATGCCAGTAGGTTGTTCTACTGTCTCTGCGCCAGTTTGGTTATATGTTTGATTAGTATTGTCAGTTTGTTTTTTATTTTTAAGAATGTTACTAGCAGTTCTAAACAAGGCACTTGTATGTGCAGGGGATAAATCGTTTTGTAACGTATAAGCCATTGTTTCTTCTAGGTTAATAAGTTTATCAGAATAGATTGCGCGTAATAAACTATCACGTTCATCTAATCCAAATTTCTTATCAATTTCACTAGCAGTCCATAAAAGAGGCAATAACTTATTACTTTTATCCTCTACATTCATAATAGGGTCTGTAATAATATCTTCTACAGCATCTTTTAAGCCAACGCTATCTTCAAATAGTGTATCTTCTGTGATACTGTTTAAGCGTTCTTCTGCAAGGTTCCATTCTCGAAGAAGTTTTTCGTCCCCCACTTTTCGTTTGAGCGTGGAATTCTTTCCTTGAACCACGCCTTCAGCTCTGGCATTGTTTTCCATTGCTTTTTCTTGTCCGTCAAGCTCTCTCCGTTGACCACTTTCTCCCAAGCTAGAGTGTTCCAATTCTTTACTGTTGCGTTGAATTCCTTCTTGGCTACGTCCATTAAACACACCTTCGCTACTTGTATTGCTATCTGTAGAGGAGTCATTTCCTGCTTGCTCTTGAGTTGAGCTATCTTCTCTTCCATCTGTGGAAGTTGATTTTTCGGACACTTCATTTGTATCAAGGTTTGCTTGATTGTTGTTTTTGTACTCATTGATTTCTCCCTTAATATAATTAGCCATGTCCACTGCAAACTTAATAGCACCCTCTGGTGATTTTTGATTTGTCAATACGTCACGTAGAGCAGAGTGGATAAGCTCGTGTTGGAAAGAAGTACTAGAAGTGTTAATTCTATCTTCTGGTAAATAAATGGTATCTGTTTTAGGAACATACATTGGTACAGTTCCCTTTTTAGTCACTTGGATTGTGATATCCTTACCATTTTCAAGGTATTCTTTGATATCGTTATAAGCATCGCCAAGTCTATTTTCTAGACCCTTATGTAAAGTAGCTTCTTGTGACTCGTCAGCTAATTTAAACTTATTGTAATTTTTAGATAAAGGAGCATTAAAGTCTTCCTCTGAACCTAATTGATAGATACTATCATCTGGAATACTGCCCTCAGCTTCAACTTCTTCTACACTGGTTGGATAGAATAATGTAGCACCTTCGTCATACTCTGCGGAACTATAGCTTTCGCCAGTTAATTCGGCAAGACGTTTTTTTATGTTCTTTTCCTTAGTAGCCATATCGTAACCTTCGTTACCATTTTTCTCATATAAGTATTTAAGCCACATAGCAAAAGAACCAGTCTCATTATCAGCTAGGATTGCTTTAATTAAATCACCACGAGCCTTATAAATATTTACATTTACTTTACCAGACTTACTTTTTGTGCTGTCAGTGATATCAGTAAATGTTAAATAGCTTAGATAGATATCAGATGTAAACTCTGCATATCCATTTTTCTTAACCATATTTTCAGGTTCGCCGATACCAACTTCTTGTAAATATTCGTTGAAACTTTCTTCGTTGTCATTGTTGATTTTGACTTTAAACTTAAATTGACCGTCACCAAGAGGTTTTACACTATCACTTACAACATCGTATACAACTTCTTTACCGTTGTTTTGACGTGCGTCAACTTTAACTTCACGTTTAAATTCTTTCTTTTTACCAGCAAGCTCGCCAGAGAAATATTTCTTAGCAAAGTTGATTAATGTGTCACGTTCTTTAAATTTGAATGGTGTAAGGGCTTTAGTGCCATCAAACATCAATTTGTTACGTCTATTTCTAATTTCATTACCTTCAACACCGAATGATTCTTTTGGGAAAGAACCAGCGATAGCTGATGCTAGGTTTTTAACTAGCATAGGTTTTTCTTTTAAAGCATTTTCTTCACTACCATATGTGTTAATCATATGTTCGTATTCATGAATAATCATTGCTTTAATATGACGTGCACGTTCGCCTGTTTCAAAGTTAGAGTCAGAGCCAATCTCTTTAATAATCCAGCGTTTTAAATCACCATCTAAATTAGAGTTATTACGCAATAAAGATAGTGATAAATATTGTGGGTGAACTACTTCGCCATTTTCATGTTTCTTGAGGAATTCACGTTTACTTTCAACCTTGTTTTTCGGAATAGTAAACTTGTAATTGCTTTCCTCAACAAAATGTGTATTACGGAATTTTTCAATTTGACGTTCAATAGACTTAACTTCTGTATTATATTCAGAGTCAGACATTCTCTCTTTAGAAAGACGTGTTCTGAATTTTTCTAATCTATCTCTAAGGATTTGAGCATCACGTTCACGACCTTCGTCAGAGCGGTCACGCTTCGTGATTTCTCCTTTGTCGTTTGTGTTGTATTTTATAATATCGTCTAGGCGTTTGTATTCAGCTTTTTCTTTTTCTGTTGCATTCTCAGAAGCTACATTTAAGATATCTCTAGCTTCTTTAGGGCTAACCTCGCCAAGAGACACAGCCTTTAGCAGCACCTTAATCTCGCTAGCTTTAGCTGCTTTATCTTCCTTCTTAATTGGCTTAACAACCTTTTTAGGAGCCTCAGTTACTTTAACTGGTTCTTCTTTTGTAGTAGGTTCTTCTTTAACTTCTGTGTTATTTTTTTCTTTATTGTCGAATAAAGATTCATTAACTGGAGCTTCTTCAACAGAACGAGCTTTACGAGTTTTCTTTTTAGATGGTTTAGGTTGTTCTTTTACTTCTGCTTCTGGAATATCATCGAATAATGTTTCTTTGATATCTTCGCTAGGAGTAGTAGCAATACGTCTACCACGTTTATCAAACATAGGTGCTGACTTACTTGCGTATGGAGTAGATACCTTATCATTTGTATCTTCTCTTTTAAGTTTTTCCATACCTAAACCAAGAGCACGTTGTTCACGTTCTTGACGTCTATTAGCTAATTGTTCCTCAGTAAAGTTTGTAACAGAGTTACTACGTTCACCATAAGGAATTTTTTCATTTGGGTCTCGCTCTACTTTTTCTTCTACTTTTGTTTCTACAGCTTGAACTTTTTGAGCTTTTTTAAGTTCTTTGGCTTTGATTTCCTCAGCCATTTCTGGATTTTTGGCAATCTTAGCACTCAATGTATTCTTCTTAAACTTAGGTTTAATATATTGAGGTTTCGTTACTTTAGGAGCTTTTACAGTTTCTACTGGTTCACTCTTAGTAGTTGGTTGATTACCATAAACAGCTTCGTTGATACGATTATAGAGTTTACGGTTTTTGTTTTTAAACTCTTTATATTTATCGTATCTATAAATAGGTTTACCACGTTTGCCTTGGTCTATAATACTATCAGCAATCATTTCATTGATTTGCTCGATTTTACCAGCATTACGTGGGTCCTTTGTATCATATTTACGTGTTGCTTCTGCATAAGTAGCATTAGCCTTATGCACATCAGCATTTTCTTTGCTTAAATTTTTAAGCTCTGCTTTGTTGTAACCACGGTTATTAATACCATCGTCCATTGATTTAATGTGATTTTTAATGGTAGAGATTTCATCTTTAGAATAATTTCTCTCATTAATACCAGCGTTAGCTAAATATTTATCAATAGTCTTTGGTTTTTTACCAGCTTTGATATCATCTTTACGCTCTTTCATAGCATTATGAATTGCGTAACCAACATCTTCAGCTTTATTTTTACCCATTGTCTTATCGAGGAATGGTTTATTTATAGAGTCAGCGTATCGCTTACCGTACTTAGTACGCTTACTTTTAGCAGAGCGTAATTGGTTGGCTTCTATAGCTTCACGCTGATTATGTACTTCTTTATCTTCAATAGCATTAGCTACTGCGTTGTAATTAGAACGGATAGGGTTCTCAGACAACAAATCATTACGTTGTGCATCTGTAAGTTTCAAACCAACGCTGTCTGCACGTCTAACAAGCTCAGAACCAGGAATAGATGTATCTGCTTTAGGAGATTTTGCTTGCAGTGCCTTAACGGTTTCTTTAGATGCCTCGTGTGCCTCTTTATGAGTTAAGCCAGCATTTACGAAATCTTCCATAAAATCATTAGCTTTTAATGTGCTTGGAGATTTATTTTCGTCGATTTGATTATCCCATAATTCGCTGATTCTAGCAACAGTATCTTGAACAGCTTGGGATTTAGCATCAATCTCGTCATTAGTATATCTATTACGAGCAAATCGTTTGCCCATAGTTTCAAAGACACTATCAAAGTCACCACGCTCTGGTGTTGCGAATGCATCTGGAGTAACATCACCTAGGTTAGTTACATTTGTTGGCATTGCACCAACAGCAGGTAAATCTTCAATTTCACTAACTACTGGTTGGCTCACCATATCTGTATCACTAACTGGTTGAGCTACTGGTTGTGGATTCGTATCTACTGTATCAGCGTCTACATTTGTATTACTTCTATTAGCAAGGTATCCACGAGCAGATTGTACACCGCCAGTAAGACCACCAAGCATAGCAGAACCGATAGCCGCATCATACGCTTGGTCTTTCATTTCTTGTGACCAAGTTGAAGGGTCATAAATATGAGTATTGGCGTAATCTTCATTACCCAATGCTTGTTCTTGGATTTGTGTTTGCCATGCTTCGGTTAAGCCTTCACCAGCGGCACCAATCATGGCATTGCCTGCCCAAGCACCTACTGTCTTAGCTAGTACTTTACCACCGCCACTAACAGCCATGGCACCAGAGATACCTTTCATACCTCTACCTAACATAGCACGGTCAGATGCGTAGTTAATAACCGCTGGAGCCCAACCTTCAGCCATAGCCTCATTACTAGCGTCCCAAGCATCTTCGTGGCTCATACCACGACTTAAACCAGTCATGTATGTATCACCAGCGTTGGCAACATTTTCAATAAAACCGCCAGCGGCGATAGCGCCAGCTACCTTACCAGCTTTACCAGCATATTGTAACGCTTTTGTGCCTTTGTATAAATTATAAATACCTTTACCAAAACCAGTAATAGCACCAGCGGCGGCACCAGCGCCAGTACCAACACCAGGAACTACAGAGCCAATAGCGGCATCAATAGCCGCACTAGCCGCTATATCAGCGGCAATACTAGGTACAGAAGAACCAAGGGCAGAAGCGGCTTGGTTAGCACCATACCACATAATACCGTCATTGTCTTGTGTGCCAGTATATGCGTTACGAGCGGCAATGTCACCCATTTTGTTTGCCGCCCACATAGCATTATTATTTACCCAGTCGTAACCATTGTTCTTAGACCAACCAGCAACTTCGCCGAATAAGCCACCCATAGAACCTGCAAGACCAGATTGGAAGCTATCAATTAGACCATCATTTTCGTTTGGGACATAACCAGATTGGTCTAATGCTTGCTTGTATTTATAAGCGTTATACTGAGGACCATAGGCGACACGGAAATAGTCATTGCCATATAGTTGACCTAAAGTAGGCATTTAATCACTCCTTCTTCTCGAACATTTTTTGTACAGCTGGATTTACAGAATAATTTAATTTATTACCAGACGCAGATTGTTGCATATGTCTAATAGCATATTCATAATCATTAATTTGGCGACGTAGTATTTCTTTAGCATATGGTGTCGCCTGTGCAGATGATAGTTTTAAAGCTACATCTTCCATCGCTCTATTTAAACTATCAACGTCACCTTGGGAGAATTCAGGCTTATCTGCTAGGTCTTGTATAAGACCAGACATAGGCTCTATAATTTTATCTACAGATTTATCACTAGATAAAAGACTAGAAGAACCACCGCCAGAACCACCACTTCTTGCACCAGCTCTAGCTTGTGCTATAGCTAATTGTTGCTCTAGTTTGCTGTTAGTCATTTCACGAGTAAAGTCTCGTTGTAACTGAGCTTGCTGAGCTTTAAATGCTCTTTCATCTGCTAGTTGTTGGTCTTGACGTGCAAACTTAGTAGCCATCTTAGCCATGTCATTTTGACTCATGTATCGACTAGCCATAGGGTCAAGTTTAACACCTAACATATTTCCTAAGCTAGCTAGCATACCAGCATTAGAGCTATTCTTACTATTCGCAATCATTTGTGCTAACTCGCCAGCACCAGTAAGTTGAGTTGCTTTATTTTGCATTTTAGCTTGCTCTTGTGCCTGTGCAATAGCTGATTGCATTAGTTGTTTATCGCTTTGAGCGTAGAATGGAGCAGCCCATTTACCTCTAGCTGTATGACTAGCTTGGCGTGCTAAAGCACTTCTTAATGCTTCATCACTAGCTGAAGCTATATTTTGTTGAGGTGCATTAAGAATGCCCATGACTTTCCCAAAATCAATCTTTTCATTTGGGTCGTCTAGCTGGAACATAGAACGGATATTAATAGGGTTCTTTCCGTTTGCCTGAGTGTAATTGGCACTGATTCTATTGTCAAAGCCACCACCGATATTACGTACATAATTACGAGTTTCTTCAAATGGGATACCATCTGGAGAACCGTCCCAACCATTACTAATCCAAGAGTCTACATTACCAGGTCCAGTATTATATGCTGCTAAAGCCTTATTAACATTACCGCCATACTTTTGTAGTTGTTGAGCGAGGTATTTAGCCCCGCCCATTGCACTTTGGTATGGGTTGGTCATGTCTTGAATCCCAAGTTCTGCGGCTGTCTCTGGCATTGTTTGGAACAATCCAGTAGCACCAGCACCACTTTGAGCAGATGGATTAAAACCACTTTCTTGCCTTGCTACACTTGCTAGCAATGGTAAACTAACTCCAGTAGCATTAGAGGCTTGTATAATGGCATCTTGTACTTCTGGCGACACGTCACCGTATTGTGACCAGTCCATTATATCACCCCTAACCTAAAAGACCTGGCATACCTAATTTATATTTATTGTAATCTTGATACTCGCTATCATGGAATCTTTTACCTTCGTTAAAGCGGTCAAAATTACCCCAATATTCTTGTTGTTTCAATAAACCATCTTGAATTTGTTCACGATTTTCTCGTGTAATTTTTGGACCAGTATAGCCCATGGAACCTAATTTAGCACTAGCTTCATTCCAACCATTTGCATCATCGGCACCGATATTCCCCATAGATTGGACTTGATTAAATAATCCTTGCATTTTACCAGCTTGCTCAGAGGCTAGTTCACTATTAAAGTTTTTAGCCTCTCCACGAGCCATTCTATTATCTGCCAATAGACCTAACCCACCAGCAACAGCATTACCAAATTGGTACCATGGGTCTGATTTTGGGTCATACGGAACGTAAAACATTTAATTCCTCCTCATTAAAACCTTCTACCACAATACCATTTGCGTAGAATAAATTAGAACCAGTACATACAAGCTCATAAACAGGAACAATACGACCACCACTAAAGTTAGTGATATGTTCAAAGCCACTATCTGTAAGGATTTCCATACCCTCGTCTAATTCATCAATAGCTTTGAGACCATCACGTGTCCATACAGTTTGTGTATGAGTAGTCTCAACTTGGTGATTGTCTGTAGTGAGAATCATTGTTTCTCGTTCGCCACATTCAACTACTTGAAGTACTTTTTCGATACCATCTTTAGCTACTACGATATCACCCTCTTGAATTTCATTAATAGGGATATAACCATAATCTGTCTCGATAGTAACATCAGCAGGGAAACAAGCTAAATATGCACCAACGCCTTGCATCAAGCCACCGAAGAAGCCAGTACCATTTTGTGTAACATAGCCACGACCATTGTTTAACTGACCAGTCGTTTGGAGAGCTTCTGTATTTGATTTGTTTTGACCCTGTGCAAGTTGTAAATATTGCTCAGGATTACCGAATGAGTATTTATTTGCTTTATGTGCAAGCTCCATAGGACTCTGTGCAAATTGATATTTCTGGTCAAGTAATCCACTTTGCGTTTTAATGTCATCAGTATAATCTTTAGACATTTGAGCCGCCATGTTTTTCTGCATATCATTTGTAGTAGAGTTAAAGCGAGAACTATCTACAATGCCTTTTTTAGCCATAGCAGATAGCTGTTGCCCCATAGTGTTTTCATAAATACGATTAAAATAATCAGTCTTTGCGTCAGCATATGCTTTAGGTAATTTACCAGTTGCAAGCTCAGCCTGTTCTCTTCGCAAACCATCAATATCATTAACTGTATTCGTATAGATTGATTGCCAATCTGGGTTCACTACGTTATCAAGAAGGTTTGTGCCACGTGTTACTAACTTATCAATACTTGGCTGAATAGATGCTAGGTATATTTGTTGTTGACGTAACAGTTGCTTCTCTTCTTCTGATAAGGGGCGTTCATGATAGCTAGAACCACCTTTTTTACCCATTAATTAACCTCCCTTACGAAGTAATATTGCCATTGTCCACCTAAGAATTTCTTCTCTTTCAGGACACCTTTAGTAAGCCTAGCATATGCTTTTGGATTATGTGGGGTTATTGTTGCTACTCCTTTTAATCCAAGTCTCTTTGCATATGCCTCCATTGTAGGAAAGGCTTTATTAAAATCTATGCTAACAGGACCGCACTCTAAATATTCTCCACATACACCATATGTAAAGAATGAGCCGTCCTCGAATATATGAATAAATGGGTACCATTCTAGGTCCCAATCGTCCCAGAAATTACCCATCTTCTTATTGTATTTTTTTATCCACTTGATAATATCTTCATCAGTTGCCATATAACCTCCTACGAGCCGTACGGGCTACCTCCAGAGCCAGATACGCCCTTCAAGAAATCATCATGAGATGAAGAGGATTTCTTTTTAGCTCCAAACCCGCTACCTCTACGGCTAGAACCGCTTGAGTTTTGTGACACCATGGATTCACGTTCCATTACAATATCAAACGAAACAAACTTAAATATAATGTTTGTATCTGTTTCAAATTTGAATTGTAGTTTGTGGTCACGGATTTGTGTTTTAAATTCTTTTGTCTCGTCGCTAGGCTCCCATGAATGGTGCATCACGACTTTATTAACAGAAATATCTGCGGTACCTCGTACATCTGACAACACATCAACATATGTTCTATACACGTTCATATCATGAGTATCTCTAATTTCTCCGCTGAGAATTTCCTGATGTATATTCTGACTATCGTCAGTTTTATTATTCCAGGACAGTTCATAGATTTTACCAATGGTATCAGACTCATTCATCGATACGAGCGTGCGGTATCTATTTTCACAGATTGATGTGATGTTATGCTTGAATGTCCACTTAGTGAATGCTTTAAGCCCATAATGATATACATATACCGTATTTCTACTATCTCCGCTGACTATTAACTGTTTAGTACGACGTAAGTCAGAAATGATAGGGCTGTCAACTCTACGCTTAATGTGTGGGTTACATTTCTCTCCTATATCTTTAGGCTCGAAGTTGGCGTACGACATTGATGTAGCGTAGCTTTTAAGTCCAGTTGTAGACATAAAGACAACATCTTTACCAAGATTTACACAAGCGTGGCGTGAAATAAAGTCAGATTTACTGCCTAGCTGCATAATATTCCAATCGCTAGGTTCATTTTGCACTGTGTAAATCAAGCCATTATTTTTAAAGACCAATAGGTCTGTGGCAAGTTCTGCCACACCTATAATATCCCCACCATCTTTGTAACCTACGTTTACGTCTTTACGAGCGGAGTCATCATTTGAATTTTCGTGCCAATCTTCTTCGTCACCGATAGCGGAATAGATTAATAAGTCTTGACCAGATTTAGAGATTACAACACGTCCAGAACGGGCAAATACAATATCGGCATTTGGTGATTGAGATATCTCGCTTAGTGTCTGGTAGTTATACTTCTGTAATTTACTCCCACTTGCAATCAATACATTACCACCAAATTTTGTACATGTTGGTCTATCAGCATCGCCATTTAATACACCTATATATTGAGGTGTTTTACCAAACTCATATCTATAAATTTTTTTATTTTTTAAGAAAATGAAGAAATCATTCATTTCATAATCATTATAGATATAAGTCACAGCGGAATCGAATGAGTGGAGAGGGGTACCAAGACCCCTCCGTGTACGTAATTTATCGCCCTCTATATCAAACTCAAAATTTTCGAGGTTGACACACTCATTTTCTTTAAGAAATTCTGAGGACTTAGCCACATTCATTCCGCCAGTTAAGTCAACTAATGTGACTGTTTGTATCTTTTGAGTTTTACCAACCTTTTTTGCCATAATTCACCTTGTCTTAATAATCGAATGCGGTACCTTCAAAATCAGCAGATGTTGGTAATGAACCATCGGACAATAGCCCAATGCCAATTGTAGCATATTCTTCATTTTTTAATCCATTGATTACGTCCATAATAAAACCTTCAGTACTAGATTGACCAGGTGATTTAGAAACAAGCAATTTAGTAGCTAGTTTACCATTATTTTTTGAGATATATAGATAAACATTATTATCTTCTACATAGATAAAACATGAGTTTTTACCGCCGTTAATATTGAAGTTTACAGTCTCAACTTGCTTTAAGTACACTGGCATATCTAAGACACGGTTACTGCCATTGGACCACACTCTTAATAGACCTCTAACAGGACGCTCTCCGTTCAAAGAGTTAATATAAGAGAAAGCTGCTGGGTATGTTTCACCACCTAACATATATCTATGTGCACCATAAACCTGTACATCAAGCTCGTTCCAACCATCAACATTAGATAATGGTTTCAAATCCTTTTCAGGTGTATTTTCAAATGTAATGAATTGTTCTATATAGAAAGGTTGTACTCCAGTTTGTAACCTTTTGTCTCGTACATATAGAGGAATAGTTTTTTGAACACCGCCAACTGTATAACTAATGTTAACAGTAGCATCTGTTACTTCTGCTTCTATTGGCTCAATCATAAACTCATATTTGTTATATTTAACTTCGCCTGCATCAAAATCTTGCATTGCATTTACCATAACTTTAGATTTTAGCTTATCAGCATATAACGATTTTTGTTGAGTAATACGTGATTTGTACGGACCATCTGGGACAGTAAGATTCTCAACAGGTAACGCTGTTAATAGCACTGTCTTATTATAATCACTCATTTCAATAATTGGTTCTACTTTGGCAAAAGGTACCAAATCTGTATCATTTAATGCAAAAGCATTATTTCTATAAATATTATTAATAATCTTACGATACACATCTGCACCTTTAGAGTTTACAACAATAGAGCGGATTTCAGATGGGAATTTAGAGAATTTTCTTTCTGATGTTACACCTTTTTCTTTAATAGCAGATGCAATGTCATTTTTAGTTTTTTCTAATTCTTGAAAACTTACAATTACGCTTTGAATATCCATAATACCTCCTAAGAATTTAATCTATCAACGGCTTGTTTTAGAAGAGTTAAATCCTCCTCATACTTATCCTTAGAAATAAAATTATCGTCTACTTCTTTTTTTGTATAAAGAGTTTTAGAGTCTGTCTCTAAATCTTTAGTAGTTAATAAGGAGCGAGATTTAGAACCGTCCCACCATGTAACACGAGACGCAGATAACGCTAAAGGCTTATCTTTATGACCTGCCTCAACCCCGTTACCTCTGGAAAGTTTAATTAAGCTCCATTCTGTGCCAGATGTATCTTTGCCTGTTAGTGGAACATTGTTCTCTAATGGTGGAATACTTGGTGGAATATAGTTAATGTTATTGAAATACTTAGTATTAGCACTGTGTTTATATACTTCGACTTTGCCATTGTTATTGGCTGTGAAATATACTTCTCCATTAGCAATAGCAAAATCTTCAACTTCAAGTGCAGATGTTACTTCTGTATTTGTAACACTATCTTCTAAGTTTTCGATGATATAACCACCAACAGAGAACACAACACTCTTGCCGTTATATAATGCACCATTAGTATCTTGGCTAGTAGAAATAATTGGAATTGTTGCTGTATTTTCCAATGCTCTACTTTCATTATAATACTGAACTGTCCGTTGTTTAGTAGTGCCAGTATACAGGATAGAAACAAACTTATTCGCTGTTTTATCGTAAGCTAAGTTAAACACCTTATTAGGGAAGTCTACTGTACTTTCAATAGCCATATCAGTAGTCATAACAGCTACTTGGTTAGGGTTTACAGCCCCATTAGTTACATAGATTTTACCTTTGTAAGCACACAATGTATTACAATGTCCCAATCTATTTTTATCTGTAAATGTTTGCTTGGACATTAAGGTAGAGAAGTCAGCGTTGTATTTATAGAACACTTGTTTGGTATTATCATTATTTACACAAGCAATATAGAAAGCGTTCGCTTCTTCACTATATGTAAAGCCTTGACATTGGTTTACACCACTATCTAAAGGAATTTCTAATACCTTGACAATATTATCTGCACTCTTGAATAATGTCGGTGCAGAACCTTTAAGACTTTTAATGAAGTCAGCTTCTGTGCCTGTATTACCAAGCTCTAACCAAGATTGATAAGCACTTTTACCAACATCGCCTTTAGGACCTTTAATATTACCTAATTTAACTCTTGGCATTACTGACCTCCTTCCCAGAAACCAACAATATCTAAAATATAGCGTTTGTTAGCACCTACCACACCCCAACCTTTGATATTACGAGAGCTAGGTTCAACATAAACGCTATTATTATTGGCATCAATAGATACTTCTAACAACCGTTTAGGGACAGGGGAATTAGCAGGTAATGTACACAATACGCCACCATTACCAGAACCATTACCAGTTACTTTCATATCTAAATGCAATTTACCAAATCCTGTAGCAGGATTAAATTCAAGATAGCCACGACCATTGCCTGCCGCACCTGCTTGTGCAACGCCCCACACAACATCGTATGTTTTTACTGCACTTGTATTTACAGCATTAGGTGTAACAGCATTACTAGGTGCAAGATTAGAATAAGCAATGTCTACAAACAAATCGCCATTTTCAGCAAGTGTAAATGTTAATTCTGGTTGTGTACCATTGTCACCTTTGTCTCCTTTAGGTCCTGCGGGACCGATAGGACCCTGTGGACCAATATCGCCTTTATCACCTTTAACACCAGACATTGTAATGAGGTATTCCATTACTCCGCCATTTTTAACGAATACTTTACCGTTATCGGCATCATTAGAACGAACCATAACTAAACTGTATTCAGAGAATGTGGAAGCGTTGTTGTGTACAGATGCTACAGATGGTTGAATAGAGCTGATTTTAAAAGGCTCTCCTCGTTCACCTCTTGGACCTTGTAAGCCAGTAGGACCGATAGGACCGATTGGACCACGTTCCCCTTGAATACCACGAGGACCTTGTGGACCCATTTCCCCACGAACACCTTGAATACCTTGTAAACCTTGAGGACCAATAGGACCTGCGGGACCAGTTGGACCAGTTAAACCCTGTGGACCTATATCGCCCTTTGGACCCGCTTGACCATCGTTACCTTTTGGACCGATTGGACCTTGAGGACCCGCTTCGCCTTTAGGTCCTATTTCTCCAGGGTCACCTTTGTCTCCTTTAGGTCCTTTTAGTCTTTCCAATTGTTCTTGAGTAAAGTCTTCAAACTTAAAGTCTTTACCATTTTTGCCATCTTTCCCATCACGATTGTGATTAATCGTAATACTAGGAGAAGAGGCTTGGATAATTTTAATAATTTTGTCAGCCATTTATACCTCCTAGTGGAAAGAAATACCAGGGCTTACAATAAATTTGCCCTGCACAATACGTTCTTTGCGACCGTTTGTGTTAATTTGCTGAACATCATAATAGTAAGAGTTTGTTTCGCCGTAATAATCACCATCTGTGTCAATTTGACTGGTAACTTCAGAGGAGAAGTTAACGTCTAATACACCTTTCACTGCGTCACGAATGACACACTCAGCTTCGGCAATTACATCTTGGTTTTCAGCTGTTTCTCTTACTTTACAAACAAACTGATATCCAGTAATGTCAATGGGTTTGTTTTGCTCATCGCTAACAACCATCTGCAAGGAAAAATCATCACCTTGATTGACGGTAATATCATATACTGGAACTGTAGATTTAAACTTTGCCACTACTCAGCACCAGACCTTTCTTTGTAGCTTCCTACCTCAGAATTATATTTAGAGTTAATGTATTTATTGGCTACTTGAGTCATAGGACCACCACCTGCCACCATAGTAGCAAGTGTTTCATAGTGGTCCCATCTAGCATCAAAGAATACCAAGTAAATTGTAACTCCAATAAATAATAATACGAACAACACAGAGATTGTTCTAGTGAGTGAAAGTCCGCCATTTTCAAACATTAGCATTTCAAATAAACGCTTCAATTTTTTATCACCTCTTTGGTCTCCTTGATAAATTCACGCAACTCTTTAAACCATTTAAAGGCTTCTGCGTCTAATTCATTTAATTTTTCGATAATAGATACAATCTCACATAACATCGGTGCTAACATAAATAGCATTGATAAAAGTGCATCTATTCTAAATCCCATAACAGGAACATCAGGCAATGACCATGCTGTAGCTGCTAGAGTGAAGAAAATAGGATATTCAAAAGATACCTTAGAAAATAAAGATTTACGGAATGCTTTACTAACCAAAAATCTTTTCTTTGTCCCATTCGAGAGAGTAACAGTCCCCCAGCCAAGGAATAATGCTTTAAACATATTCCATGCGGTACATTCTTTACCAACTGCCTTGTTGTATTCAACAAGTTCAATAACAAACCGTAATGCAATATCTATTAATAATAGAATTGTTACGGCTAAAATACAGAAAATAATATCGTATACAGCATTATCTGGTGTACTTTGATATAAGTAGGAAAGAATGCTATCCCTTGGTGGTGGCAGCATTATTTCAATCATTTAACCTCCATTAAAGACCATTTACATCTAATACTACATAACTATATGCGGATATTACACCACTACTATTATTTCGATGGGCGTGATATTGTCCAATGAGTGCGTCTGACCATGCTGTGCCGTAATTTTGCGTACCCCAAAAATTACGATAAAGTTCACGCCACTCTCCTTCTTTCGTTTCTTCTTTAAACTGTTTAGTCGATATAATACCACCATTAATATAGACATTATGTGTATATGTGTGGTAAACATCTTGACCGTTAATGACACCATAATAATATGTAGTCCACTTCCATTTTTCAACTGGCTTCCAAACCCGTCTAGTTTTCTTCACGGGGACATAAGTATATACACCGTCTACCATTTTACCTTCCATCATTGTGTATTCTTCTTCAACCCAGTCGTTTTCCATAACCTTTTCATACTTTTGTTGAGTTCCAACAAATGGGCGTGTTTTTGTAGTTAAATCTGAAATTTTAGTCAATCCACCAGATGCTATTGCTATGTTACTACCAATAACAGTTCCGCTATTGGTACCGACGGCGATAACCTTGGCTTGTTTTTGATTGGAGTCAAACACTAAAGCTCCAGACTCATTAAAGATTTGCATACCAGAAGTCGAGGAGGATTGTGGAGTGCTTGCGAAGATATAAATGTAAGCATTTTGTGCGTTATCTATATAATAATCACAATGGTCGCTAGAGTTAGAACAATATCCATTAATGGAGTTGGTTCCATTACCAATAGCCGCCATTATTTCATTACTTTGAAATTGTATACTACCAGACGTATCATTAAGTTTAATTTTACGTGTCATATATAAGTTCATATAGGTGTCATCAATTTGTAAATGATTGTTATCGTTATTTACTTCAAAATACTTCATTAGAAAACCCCGTATAAAATTCGGCACCCAACGTGGCTTTGAGAGAAGGACCATTGCAATTTGTCGCCATTTTTTGTCACAGTAGGAACGGAATAAGTGAATTGTTTGTTTCCCTCTAATCTTAATTCTGGATATGAGTCTGGTAATATTAGATACCATAAATCACCCTCCTCTAAATATTTATTTTGCACAGTACCAGAATTCATGTTTCCTGGACAACTTACAACTCCAAGATATTTTTGTATTCTATTAGATACATCAATTACTAAAGAGCCATTTTCGGAAAATGTTTGTAATCCTTGTGGCATTAATTCCAAACCCCCATTCTAACCCTTAACCTATTTTTCTCATCAAACACTTGTATTAAATTATCTTTAATTTCTACTCTTGCACCAGTGTCGGCAGTTTTTAATGTTCCTATTCTAGCTGTAATAGAAGATAGTGTAGATACGTTCAGTTTCGTCGCATCAACAGCACCTGCTTTAAGTTTGTTAGTATCAATCGCACCTGCTTGGATTTTATCACCACTAATTGTGTTAGCTGCAATTTTATCACCAACTAAAGTTCCAGTCTTAATAGCAGAGCCATCTAGTGTATTGGTAATGATTTTTGTGCCCTCAATACTATTAGCAGCTATATGGCTTGACTTAATCTCGTGAGCTTTAATCTTATCTGCGGTAATTGCATTAGCGGCAATCTTATCGCCTGTAACAGCATTAGCTACAAGTTTATCTGTACTAATTGCACCATCAGCAATCTTAGTACCTACAACAGCCTTATCTCCGATATACTTAGATACGATTACACCATTGTCAAATACTGTTTGACCAGTGATATGAATGTATTTACCAGAGATAGCAACCGTATCTGGAGCTAGATTAATACGAGATACAATCTCTTGACCAGTTAGTTTATCAACGCCTGCTTTAACTTTAACCTCAATACTATTAGCTACTTGCGTAATGCTAGTTTGCAGATTGTTGAAGTTGTTTGATACAGTAGAGTTGATTGCCTTTGCAGTAGCTGTCAATCTACTTTCAGCAGTATCTTTAGCGTCTTTAACCTTGGCATCAATAATACCATTCATAGAAGTTAGTGATGTTTGTAATCCACCAATCTTCTTGTCAATCTCTTTACGAGCATTATTAATATCAGTGATACCTTGATTAATAGCATTAATACCAAGTTTCTCTTTGTTGAGCATTTCAACTGGTATCTCTTCTATTGTACTAATAGTTACGGTATCAGAAATATCGCCATCACCAAAAACATCAGTATAAGCAACCTTAATAACGTAAGTACCAGTAGAACAGTTAAAGCTGAACTTGTTATCCATAACAAAATGTTTTTCATTGTTAATGTATACGTTTGCTCCATAGCAATCCTCTGGAATTGTGTCAAAAGTAATATATAAACCAGTAACAACTGGAGTAACATGTAAATTATTTGGCTTTCTAGGAACAGCCTTTGCATATTCTAATTTGGCGGGTGTGGAATACGCATTACCAAAACCTTTATTATAGAGGTACACCGTACCAATTCTAGCATACGGCTTCGCAGTAGAATGCCAATCTGTCGTTAAGTCTAACCTATTATGTAATTCGCCAACGTGAGTATCAAGTCTAAGCTCAGTCCATTGATATTCATTCTGAGGATATTGCTTCCATGACCAGTAAACTCCACGTTTATCAAAAACTACGGTAGCTTCATATGGTGGTCTAGGGGCATGTGTCTCTTCAGATACATAATATAAAGCGACTGGAGCCTTATGTTCTTCTGACTTGGCATTCTTAACATCTTTACCACGAATACGTATCCAATATTTTTTACCAATCTCAACATTGTCGATTGTGAATGTATTAGTTTTTGGAGTATCGTAATGCCTCATTACTTGTTTATTCGAGTAATTTTCAACACTATCAGCAAACTCGCCTACTTTTACATCGATACTAGCACCAGAATATTGTTTAATGTCTGATGAATCCCACTTAACAATTAAAGAGACATTCCCATTTACGGACCTCTCATCTACAGTAATGCTTTTGACTTGCTCCGCTATGGTATCTGGGTTGTCCGCTAAAGTGTTAAATATTTTTTGAACCTTAGATAGTTCTTCACTGATACCGTCTGAGATTTCTTTTAGGTAATTTTTAAGGAGAGAAATAAATTTCCTACCGTCACCTTGTATGGAAGGAGGTAAATTGTTAATACCATTGTCAGACATTATTACCTCCTATAATAAACCTACGATAGCCTCTACCATGTCTTGCTCAACGTCCATGTTAAAACCGTGATTAGACATAGCAAGAATAATAACAAGCTGCCCAATTAAATTATTAAACGCATTATTTGTGAATGGTAAATTATCAGTTACAGCGGTTAGTTGTGGTGGTCTTTTATAATAGCGAACCTTTAATGGTCTTTTACCATATACGATTGCTTTAGGTGGTTTGATAAGCACAGGGGCTTGATTTGTAGCTCTATACCAATCAGTTGGAAGATTATTTTCTTCCGCAGTAAACTCAGCGTCACCAACTACCTCATAATAACCATTCTTAATTAAAACGTGCCACATGAAATTTATTGCATCATTCATGTAAGCAATAAGTTCTTTATCTTCATAACCACTTTGAAGATTATCACTTAAACGGTCTCGAAGAGCCGCCTTATCCATTAG